TCCTTTCTTGTCAATCTGAAAGGAGAATCAAGTTGGCTAACGAAACGAAGGGACGCAGCAGCGTAATTAAAAAAATTGAGGGCGTTCGTTTTCCGTCCGACGATGTCGTCCTGCAATACGTCCTGTGCACGGACGGAAAGTGTGGGAAGGAGCTCTGGGTTGATATTGCGGCGTTTAAGCGTGGCGTCCGCAAATTCGGCTACGGCTCGTGCGCGTTAGAGGCCGAAAAAGTTAAGCTGAGTCCCAAGCAGGAAGCGCGGGTGTCAGCGTATTTGCAATAGTACGCCCGTTTCCGGGCGGCCGTGAAGGAGTACAAGGAGGCTTTGCGCATTGCAGAAGACGCAAAACGCAAGCTGGAAGCAGAGTGTCCCACATTTTGTGCGGACTATCGCTATATGCCGCTCAGTTCCAATGCGGAAATTTAAGGAGGACAAGTAATGAGCAAGTATGAACTGACCCCGCAGACGAAGGAATTCGCTGGCACAATTCTGCACCGAATCCGTGCACTGGTTGATATTCCGGAGCATGGTGTGAGGGCAGGCGACGTGGGTGGATGGATTCAGTGCGAGGAGAATCTATCTCAGAAAGGCTCCGCGTGGATCTCCGACGAGGCGTTGGTGTTCGGTAACGCGCGAGTATACGGCGATGCTGTCATACTCGAACACGCCTTTGTATACGGCTCAGCGGAGGTGTTCGGTAATGCTTCTGTGTATGGATATGCGGAAGTTTTTGATCATGCTCGTGTGTTCGGTAATGCAAAAATTTCCTGCGGGGCACAGGTGTACGACGAGGCTTGTGTATTTGGTAATGCAGAGGCGGCCGATTATGCAAATGTGTACGATAACGCACTTGTGTTTGGTGATACACGGATAACCGGGTTTGCAGATGTGCACGGCAATGTCGTACTGGGTTATCAAGCCAAGCAAAAAGAAACTTAACGCCTAATGAAACTGGAAGAGGTCAATGCAAGGCCTCTTCCTTTCTTTTTCAATCTGAAAGGAGAATCAGAATGAGTCAGAAGTATGAGATGACTGACGAAACAAAACTCGTAGAAGGTCGGATTCTGCATCGCATCAAAGCGTTGAGAGACTTTGATGGAGGCTTTATAAAAGTTAAAGCTGGTGAACTCGGCGGATGGGTTCAGTGCGAGGAGAATCTTTCCCACGAAGGAACTGCATGGGTTTACGACGATGCTTGCGTGATGGATTCGGGCAAAATTGTCAATTCAGCAAAGGTGTATGGCACTGCTACTGTGCGAGATAAAGCAGTAGTCGCGGGTACTGCCATAGTCTGTGAACATGCTCTCGTCCGTGACTCAGCTGTTGTCTTTGGGCACGCTCTTGTCCGCGGAAATGCCATTGTGGGCGGAACTTCTGGGATTTTCGGGAACGCCCATGTCGACGGACATGCATATGTTCGCGGAGATGCCAAAATCTATGAAGATGCCGTTGTTACTGGCGACACAACGGTCATAACTGGCAGAGCTGCCGTAGGCGGTGCTACCCACATTGACGGTGGCATGGTTACCAAGAATATTTATATTTGCGGGGCTCCGGTACTTGTCGGCTCACAAATCTGCATTTTCGAGAATGAGCATTATCTTGTTGTCGGCGGACACGCTCGTCTGGATATGTGCTTAACATTCGCCAGAACAAACGACTGTCGAATTCGATTGATTTCCAGTAATTACACAGGTGACATTGAAGATTACAAAATGTCGTTGGTAAACGCAGAACCGGCAGAAGTACGGCGCATCGACAATTATTATAAAAGTGCTATTGAGCTCGCCAAGAATTATATCACTGACACGATTTATATGAAGGAGGATGGAAAATGATATTTATCATCTGGGGAATCGTGACCGTGCTTCCCTTTGTGATTGAAATCATCCGAGAGAAGTTCCGAGTATGAATCGGGATGAAGTTGTCGCCATACTGAAGTATCAAAAGCATAGATATTTTCCTCCCCCACTTTCCCACTGGTCTCTTGATGAAACAGAGAGACGGTTCTTCGTGAGAATTTCTATTGATATTTTGATTGAGCGACTTTCCGACGACGAAGACTGGATTAACTACAAAATCGTCATCAATGACTTCATCAACGAGATTGACGATATAGCAAGCTCAAAAACTCAAAATTGGCGTGCATACGCGGAAACGCGAGATGCACTCAATGATATTCTATTAGATTTAGAAAGGATGGAATTGCAATGAAAAACGAACTGATTACGGCAACGAAAAACGTCGCCTCTGCTTTGGCGCGTCACAAGCCTCGAATCCTCCTCTGGGCAGGTGTCGGCGGCTTGTTGTCTGCAGGTGTTTGGGGCGTGACCGCTACTCCTGCCGCTCAGAAAGCCATTGCAAATAAGAAAAAGGAGGTTAAGCACGAAAAGCTCACTCCGGTTGAAACCATTGATGCCGTCTGGAAATGCTATGCAGGTCCCGTTGCTCTGAGTATGATTTCCGTCGCGGGAATTGCTATGGGTGACCGAGCATTAGACAAACAGCAGAAGGCTTTGATGGCGGCGTATTCTATAAGTGAAGCGGCTTTGAGCACCTATCAGGCGAAGACCCTTGAGGTCGTGGGCGAAGAAAAGGAACAAGATATTCGCGATGCCGTAGTTCGCGCTAAGGGAGAGGACGCTAAGAAGCTCCTTCAGAACGAGCAGATTGTTTACACAGGTAAAGGCGACACGCTCTGCTATGATGCGGTGACCGGGCGCTTGTTCATGTCAAGTGTTGATGTCATTCGGCAGGCCGTCCACAAGATTAACGACAGACTGTACGGCGACATGTGCGTCAGTCTGAATGATTTCTATGACGAAATCAATTTGGGACGGGTTGAAGTTGGCGATATGCTTGGGTGGAACATCGAGAAGGGTTTCATTCAGATGGATTTGGGCAGTCATCTGGTTGACGACAAACCCGTAGTCACGATTGACTACAAGGTGTATCCGAATTACGACCATTTCGCATAAAATGAAAGGTGGTGCTGACTGATGCCCGATAATAAAAAAGTCACTGTTCAGAACGAAGTGAAAATCGAACAGAAGGGCGTTAAAAACGAAATTCTGTTTTCGATTAAAGAATTGATTGTCCAGATTATCCAGAATACCATTGCTCCGGCTCTGCAAGATATGGGCTACAATGCATTCGACCAAGTCTCCCGGACGCTTTTTCATCAGGGAGTGAACCGGAATAACAGTAGCAACCGAAGCGGCAACGGCACCTATAACTACAGCAAAGCATGGAACAACGCTCAGCAAGGAAATGCGGTGTTTGTCGGAGACAAGTTTTCAATTGATAACATTGTCTTTCAAACACGCGGCGACGCAGAAAGTACACTGCGTGGTCTCCAAAACATTCTGAACTCTGATGGAGTTGTTCGAGTCTCTGCTCTGTATGAAATGATTGGCCAGTCTAACGTAAGTTACACCTGTAACTCATATGGATGGACGAATCTCAACGGAGTGCGTGTTATGCGTACTGTAAGCGGCGGGTGGATTATTCAGTTGCCTGACCCGATGCCGCTGAAGTATTGAACGAAAGGAGGATTATCGTATCGTGGAGCCAAAAGAAATGATTCGCGCCGATGAAGTAAATCATCCAGAGCATTACCAAAGTGGCGGTCTTGAAACCATTGATGTCATTAGTGCCTTCACTCAGGACTGCACCCCCATTGAGGCTTTCTGCATCGGAAATGCACTCAAGTATCTTTGCCGCTGGAAAAAGAAGGGCGGTATTGAAGACTTGAAGAAAGCGCAATGGTATATCAACTATCTTATCGGAGGCAAAAATTAAATTATAGGAGGAAGCTGAACAATGTTATTCGTATATCCTGCTGTTTTCGTTGAGGAATCCGATGGGCGTTACTCTGTCCTTTTTCCTGATTTCGATTGTGCAACGTGCGGCGACAGTCTTTCTCATGCAAACAGAATGGCGGAAGAGTGCCTATTACTCCAATTACGCACAATGCAGGATGAACGGCGCGAATTTCCTACGCCTTCCGATGAAACTCCTGAATTGCTTAAAAAGACTTGTCTGGATGTTGAAGCTGACCCAGACTCCGCATTCTGGGGTTCAATTGTTGTAAATTTTGAGAATATGGATATTTTTCAGAAAATCGCTATTATCACCGAATTTCATAAGTACGTCCGTAATATGGAATCATCCGGTGTTACCGAGTCCTTAATCTCAGAAATCTGTGGATGTAGAAATAACATCGTCTTGCGGGCCCTGTATGAACTATCAATAAATGTCAACCATCTGTGTCTTGTTGAATTTGTTAATGTACTGTACTCCGGTGGAGAGTCGGACGATGAGATTGCCAGGGCCGCTGATCTTCTTCCATCAACTATCTTAAGTTTCCGCACTTGGGATGCTGATGGCCGTCAAAAAGTTCGTATTGCATTTGGCAAATATAAGGAGATCATTCAAAAAACAGATTCAAGACACTACAGCATGACGCTTAGCGATGTTCTCAATACAGCTGTCCATTACGCAGAAAATGTCAAAACTTATGTAGAAGAAACGGAGGGTCGTCGATGAATATTCTTCCGAAAATCCACGCAATCTCTGCTTTTCATGAACACGTCCAAACACTGAAAAGAGCCGGGATTGATGAAGATGCAATCGCCGAAATTTCCGGATGCGAAAACAGCGCCGTCTTCCATGACTTGTGTTCTGTATCTTCAGCTGCCATCGACGTAATTAAGGTATGCGATGAAGAGGACATACACACATTAGAGTTGAAGACACTTTATCATTATCTTACGCAGATAGGTTTTCAGCATGGCATAAAATCGTTACGAAAAACGCTCAACGATGCTGAAAACTATGCAAAGCGGATTGAAACTTACATTACTGATCAGGAGGTTTGCAATGAAACTTAAAGATTTGTTATCTATCGTCGGCTGTCAGGAATTGATTAGTCTCTCCTTCGATGAAGACCCCTATCATCATTTCGATGTTTCGAGTTCTCTCTGGGAGAAACTGTTAAATCCAGCACTTATGGATTATGAGGTCACCCATTTACAGACTTATGGTAGCCCTGATGATATGCCAATACTTTCTGTGCAGATTAAATCTCAAAACAGTGATAATTAAAAGGAGGACATCACCATGAATGCCATTACTAAAATGTGCAACAATGTTATCTTCGCTATGAAGCGAAACGCCCCCACCATCCTTCTCTGGGTGGGTATCGGAACCGGTGCTGCTTGTGTCGGCAAGGCTTGCTATGATACGGCAAAGAAGACTGTCCCTCTCCTTGCTAAGGCTAAGAATGATATTTCCGAAGTCAAGGCTTCTGTCACCGAGGAGACCCTTGCTGAAGCGAAGAAAAAGCAGATGGATATTTGTCTTCGCACAGCTGGGAAACTTGGTCTGATTTATATGCCCTCTGCCGCTCTCGGTCTGGTTTCCGTTGCCAGTCTGATTACATCTCACAATATTGCTCATAAGCGTATTCTCGGTCTCTCGGCGGCGTATGCAGCACTGGACAGCACTTTCAATACTTATCGCAATGGGGTGATTGACAAGTATGGCGAGACTGAGGATTACGAGCTTTTCAACGGCATCAAGACCGAGACCATCGAAAAAGATGTAACGGATGATGAAGACAACACCTATACCGTTACTGAAGAGAAGAAGGTAGTCACGGTCAACCCAGAAACAAACATCTATACCCGTTTCTTCGACCGTGGAAATCCCGATTGGGACGATGACCCTGATATTCGGCGGCTGTTTCTGGAAGCAAAGGAACGCACAGCTAACATGATGCTCGAAAATCGCGGTTATCTTCTGTTAAACGACGTCTACAAACTTCTCGGATACCCAGCAACCCGCGCTGGATATTCTGTTGGCTGGCTTCGCAACGATGACGAGAACCCGAATCATCATGGCTATGTCAGCTTTGGATGGAAAGATATTTCTGACAGTTATTCCCGCGCACTTTTGAATGGCTATGAGGAATGTGTCATCTTGAACTTCAACGTTGAAGGCCCGATTCTCGACAAGGCTGTCAAGTATCGACTTCTCGGTGCTTGATATTTTCCATCAAAGTCGAAAAAAACAAACCGTATTATGAAGGGGAAACCCTATCAATAAATTTTAGGAGGATTCTACAATGGAAAACAATGAAATCATTGAACAGACTGCTGAGGTTGCTACGACTGTTGCCGAACAGGTTACGAAGCCCGGTTTCCTTAAGGAGACTGCTGAGGCGGTTAGGTCTTGGATTCCCTGCGGTGCTGGCGTATGTCTTGGCGCGGCTACTGTCTTGGGAACGGGCTTGCTCGTGTGTAAGGCCGTCGCGAATTTGGTACCCAAGCTCCGTGACTGCAAGGCGAAGAAGGAGAAGCTGAAGAAGTCTAAGAACAATGACGACAACGTTGACGTTGGCGAAATGCCCGAAACGATTGATGAGTAAACCTACGAGGGAGGATGCTGATAGCAAGGCATCTTCCCTTTTTCTTTTTGAAAGGAGAAACGAATATGTTGTCTGGAGAACGGGAACGATTCACATACGAAGTTGGTCACTTATTAAGTGCATATGAAGATTCTATATATGATAAAACATATTATAAAACAACGTGTTGGGTTGATAAATTCTTCTACAATATAATTAAGCTCTTCTACAAGCTCTTCTACAATATGATTGCAGCCCGCGATTATTTTAAGGAGCACGCAAAATGACAAAACTTCCTGAATGGATTACAAAACATTCACCGGCAATCCTATCCGTCCTCGGTTGTGCTGGGCTTGTCGCTACGACGGTGGATGCAATTCGATGCACGAACAAGCGGAATGCCAAAATTGCCAAGGATTCGTCTATCGTTGAGGTAATCAAAGACTACGGAACTACAATTGCACTCGGCGCTGGAACTATCGGCTGCGTTCTCGGCGCAAATGTTCTGAACCAAAAGCATCAGGCACTGCTTACAAGTGCATACACGCTTGTCGCTCAGGAATTTGACCAGTATAAGAACAAAGTGATTAGTCTTTGCGGTAAGGAAACCGATTACTCAGTCGAGAAAGCCGTGGCAGAAGAGCAGCGAGCAAAAGATGAAGGACTGCCGTGTTTTACAGAGACTCAAACATTCTACTTTGAACCTTATGGAAAGTTCTTTGAATCTACGATGGAAAACGTCATGCAGGCTGAGTATCATCTCAATCGTAATTTCATTCTTCGAGGATACGTTTCTGTAAATGATTTCCTTGATTTTTTGAAACTCGAACATACGGCAAGTGGTGACAAAGACGGGTGGGAAGAGTTTGCGGGCGAGGCGTTTTACGGATACCGTTGGATTGATTTTGAACATCGGCACTACATGACCGACGATGGACTCTCGGTTTGCACAATCGAGACGCCTTTTTACTGCCATAATCTAAACGAGTATGATGAGAAAATGGAGGAACGATTTCAATGATTGGAACCGTTGTGCTGACCGCTCTGGTCACAATTCTCGGTATGAGTGTTTTCCATCTGATTAGAGAACGTAATCAAGACAGGTCTTGGAATGCCGAGATTCAGAGTGAAAACGAGCAGCTTAAGTCTCTCGTGAACTTCTACAAAAATAACGAACAGTATCGCAGAGAACAAAATTGCTACTCCGAGGGATTTATCGACGGGCAGAAGAAAGCTCAGCTTCAGCAGCGGTTTGCGGATGGACTTTCTAACAACGGTCAGGCAACGATTCTTATCAACATGAACGATAAAATCCATTGATATTTGGAAGGAGTGCAGAACCTATGATTATCAAGTACGATGAAAAAGAACTTCGACGTATCAAGCGCGGTGCTTGTCTTGCGATTGGCGGAATTGGACTGTTTTTAGGGGCCTTCGGTATAGCGTATGCGTGCACCAAGTATCACAACATCGAGAAAATGGTCAGCGATGCAACGTCTCATATTTCCAAACTTACGTCTGTCGATGTGGAAGATTCTATTATTGAAAAGGCAGTTGCTGACTCCGCAAGTCGCCAAATTGACAAAGCTGTGTCTAAAGCCGTCAGTGCAATTAAAAATGATATTTCCATTCAATCTCGTAGTCTTATCGAAGAAGCTGTTGCCGAACGATATGCAAAAATTGAATCGGTAGTTACTAATGCTGTCAATGATGCCATTGCGGAAAACGTTGATGTGGAATCTCTCTGCATTGAAACCATGACTGAAGCGAAGCAAAACATGGTCGAAAAATTGGTCGAGAAAATGACGGATATTCTTGATGAGGATGACAACAAATCGTTGATTCGTATCCTTCTTAAAGCAATTAAATAAAGAGGTGTGATATTTGTGAACAAATACGTTTTGGTCTCGATTAGCACTCTTGCTGGTGCTGTCGGAGGTTTTTTCGCTGGGAAATTCTATTACGACAAAAAGTACAGCAAGCGTGCCGATGAAGAAGTTGAGTCCGTTAAGCAGGCTCTTGGTTTTTATGATGAGAAGGAGGATACGGCTTCTGCTGAAAAACAGTCTGATAAGAAGCCGCAAGTGGTCACAAATTCTCTTGACGTTGCGGAACTGAAAAACTATCAGAAATCAGTGGATATTTTGAAATATGCCACCGCAACTGCTTCCGAAAAATCTACTGAGCCATATGTTATTCAAGCTGAGCAGTACGGCGACGAGGACGATTACGAAACGGTCACTCTGAACTACTACAGCGAAGATAGCGTCGTTACTTATGATAATGACGATGCACTGAGCAAAGCGGATGTTCATAGGATGATTGGTGACAACTTTGCGGATGCTTTCGAGAAGACTCATTACACTGTGTATGTCAGAAATGATATTCTAAAGTGTGACTATGAGATTCTCCTCATCATGGGCAGCTACGAGGATGTTCTTACAGAGCATCCATATTTGCGAAAGGACAATACTGATGACGATTAAACTTACTGCTTACGAAGCATGGCTTTTTCAATTCGTTACAAACGAGCCGGAGCATAAGAATTATTCTTCTCTGCTCCGAACGATGAACGAGATTTCCTTTCAAGTTGTCAAGCATCGAGGGGATTACAATCGGATGCTTGACGGCTTCTGTCTTCGCCAACGATATTACGGCCCAATTGCGCTGGAAGAATGCAGTGTTCTTGAAATGATGGTTGCATTGGCGAAGCGTATTGACGATGATATTCTATACGACTATGAAATCGGCACCCAAACCGAAAAATGGTTCTGGATGATGATTGACAGTCTTGGTCTAAGCGGTATGACGGATGATTCGTTTGACGAGAATACTGTCACTCGCATCATCTATAACTTTATGGATTACAATTTTGCCCCGGATGGGAAAGGAGGTTTGTTCTACGTTCCGGGGTATAACGGTGACATCCGAGAGATGGAGATTTGGTATCAGATGACAAAATTTCATTTCGACTAAAGGGAGATGCTTAATCATGTATGATATTTTCAGTTTCATGATGAATACAATCGAAAAACGTGCTTCTCGGCAATCTGTCCTGAATGGGCTCTTTGCTGCCGGACTCGGTGCGCTTGCATACACTGTGGTGAAGCAGAAAAAGCGTCTTGATATTTTAGAAGCATCCATCGAAACAGTCGACGTGGATGATAACGACGAAGAAGAGGAATAATCGGCCATGTTGGACTTTCTGCTGATTTCAACTCGTTCTCAAAAGCGAGGAACGATTGAAATCGTTCCGAAGTTCATCATCAAGAAAAGCTCTGACCTGATGATTCGTGGCGGCGATTTCTACGCTATCTGGGATGAAGAGAAAAAGCTCTGGTCTACGGATGAGCAAGATGTTGTTCGTCTCGTCGATGCACAACTTGACGAGTTTGCAAAAAGCAATTGTAGTCATCTTGAAGGTGATGTGCGTGTGCTGCATATGTGGGATGCTGCATCTGGCATGATTGATATTTGGCATAAATACTGTCAGCGTCAGATGCGGGATTCATATCATATGCTCGATGAGCGATTGATATTTGCAAACACTGAGACGAAAAAAACTGATTACGCAAGCAAGAAGCTCCCCTACCCTCTGGAATTTGGGACTACATCTGCTTGGGAACAGTTGATGAGCACACTGTATCAGCCAGCTGAACGTCACAAAATCGAGTGGGCAATCGGTTCAATCGTCAGTGGCGACTCTCGGAAACTGCAGAAGTTCATGGTTCTCTACGGCGCAGCTGGTACGGGTAAGTCAACAGTGCTAAACATCATTCAGCAGCTTTTTGATGGATATTTGTCAGTGTTCGATGCTAAAGCACTTGGTTCTTCATCGAACGCTTTCGCGCTTGAAGCGTTCAAGTCAAACCCTTTGGTTGCCATTCAGCATGACGGTGACCTTTCCCGAATCGAGGATAATACTCGGTTAAACTCGCTGGTATCTCATGAAAAGATGACAGTCAATGAAAAGTTCAAATCCACATATACGAACGACTTCAAGGCTTTTCTCTTCATGGGTACCAATAAGCCGGTAAAGATTACGGATGCGAAGTCTGGTTTGATTCGCCGACTCATCGACGTAACTCCGTCAGGTAATAAATTGCCCCGCGACGAGTATCAGACAATCATGGCTCAAATTCCGTTTGAGCTTGGGTCGATTGCTGCTCGTTGCAAGGAAATCTATGAGAAGAATCCGGGAGCTTACGATGACTACATCCCCATTAACATGATGGGTGCGTCCAACGATTTCTATAACTTTGTTATGGATTCGTGGTTGATATTTAAGAAGGAGGATGAAACGACCCTTAAGACGGCTTGGGAAATGTATAAAGTATACTGCGAAGATGCGAAAGTGCTTTATCCGGAGAATAAGCGCGTATTTAAGGAGGAACTGAAAAACTACTTCAAAGAGTATTACGAGCGCATCGTCATGACCGATGGTTCTCGGATTCGGAACTACTACAAGGGATTCAAGTACGATAAATTCGAGGAGGCGGAAACTCAAAATGTCGTCGACATTGAAAAACCAGCGGTCACTTCCATACCGGATTGGTTATCGCTTAGGCAGCAGCACTCAATCCTTGATGATATTTGCGCTGACTGCAAGGCGCAGTATGCTTCGGAAGATGAGAAACCTCTTCTAAAATGGGATAGCGTTGCCACGACTTTGAAAGACATCGACAGCAAGAAACTACACTACGTTCTGTTCGGAAAAGAGTTTCTCAATCTTATCATCATTGACTTTGATATTCGGGACGCATCTGGGAAAAAGTCGTTTGAAGAAAACGCTAAAGCAGCGAGCAAATGGCCGAAGACGTATGCTGAAACGAGTAAAAGCGGTGCAGGGATTCACCTGCACTATTTTTATTCCGGTGATGTCACGAAACTCAGTCGAATTTATGATGACCAGATTGAAGTCAAAGTCATGGTCGGTAACAGTTCCCTGCGCCGCATGTTGACAGTATGCAATGATATCCCTATTGCGACGATTAGTTCCGGTCTCCCGCTCAAGGAGGAAAAGGATGTGGTAGACAAGAAAACTATCTCAAATGAAAAGAATCTCAGAATCCTCTTGAAAAGGACGATGAATAAAGAATTTCTCCCGGGAACGAAGCCGAGTGTCGATTTCATTGTTAAGATTTTGGATGATGCGTATGCGAGTGGGATGCAGTATAATGTTTCAGATATGTATACTGCCGTCCTTGCGTTCGCATCCAAAAGCACTAATCATGCGGACTATTGTCTAAAGCAGATTGGGAAGATGAAATTCCAATCGAATGACGATGATGAAACGACCGAACTTGCTAATGCAAAACCGCCTGATGAGGTGATTGATGAGCGATTGATATTTTTCGATGTCGAGGTCTTCCCGAACCTCGTACTTGTCTGCTGGAAAGTTCAGGGTGAAGGGAAAAGTGTCGTAAGATGGTTTAACCCAACACCGACTGATATTTCCAAACTTATCGAGCATCGGTTGGTCGGGTTCAACAACCGAAACTATGACAACCACATCATTTACGCAATCATGATGGGATATACTCCAGAACAGATTTACAACCTCTCACAGCGAATCATCAACGGAAAGACCTCCGTGGAACGCCGGAATGCTCTGTTTGGAAGTGCTTACGACCTTTCTTACACTGATATTTACGATTTCGCTTCTGCCGGAAATAAAAAAAGTCTTAAGAAGTTGGAAATCGAAATGGGAATCCATCATCAGGAATTGGGATTGCCGTGGGATGAACCCGTGGACAAGGAAAAATGGGAGATGGTTGGCAACTATTGCGAAAATGACGTAATTGCTACCGAGGCTGCTTTCGAGCATCTTTCTGCCGACTGGATAGCTCGCGTCATTCTATCGGATTTGGCGGGCATGAAGGTCAACGATACTACGAACAGTTTAACCACAAAAATTATATTTTCTGGTGACCGTTCTCCGCAACATGAGTTTCAGTATCGGAATCTTGCAGAACCAGTCATGGAACTCGATGATGACATGGAGCAATTTCTGAAGAATGCAGCACCGGTCATGATGTCTGAACCTCACGGCGAGGCCAATAGTTTGCTCCCCTATTTTGATGGATATTCTTTTGAGCAAGGGGTATCTACATTCATGGGTGAAAAGGTTGGTGAAGGTGGATGGGCTAAAGGCGAACCCGGAATGCACATCAATGTCGCACTGTTGGATATTACGTCAATGCATCCGCATAGCATCATCGCCGAATGTCTATTTGGTGTGCGTTACACACAGCGTTTCAAGGAACTCGTGGATGCTCGTGTGGAAATCAAGCATGAGAATTGGGATAAGGTTAGAACGATGCTGGATGGCAAACTTACGCCATACATTCAGTGGGTCAAAGACGGGCGAATCACCGCTAAAGACCTCGCTAATGCTCTGAAGACTGCCATCAACTCAGTCTACGGACTCACGTCTGCCAAGTTCCAGAACGCATTCCGGGACATTCGGAATATTGATAACATTGTTGCGAAGCGCGGTTCATTGTTCATGGTACGCTTGAAAAATGAGGTGATGAAACGCGGATTCACGGTCTGCCATGTGAAAACGGACTCCGTGAAGATACCGAATGCAACACCGGAAATCATCAAGTTTATCATGGAGTTCGGCAAGCGTTACGGATATAACTTTGAACACGAGGCCACCTACGAGAAGATGTGCCTTGTTAATCATTCTGTTTACGTTGCAAAGTATGCTTCAACTGAATGGTGCGAGAAGACATACGGATATATTCCTGATGATAATCGTAAGCATTCCGGCGAATGGACAGCAACTGGTGAGCAGTTCAAAGTTCCCTACGTCTTCAAGACATTGTTCTCGAAAGAACCGATTGTCTTTGACGACATGTGCGAAGTGAAGTCTGTAACATCCGCCCTCTACCTTGACAGGAGAGAAGGACTTGCCGAGGACGAGCATTGCTACCAGTTCATCGGAAAGACTGGCCAGTTCACACCTGTGCTTCCCGGACACTGCGGTGGAGAACTCAAACGAATTACGAAAGACAAGAATGGGAACAAAAAGTTCGACAATGCTTCAGACTGCTCCGGATACCTCTGGGAAGAGTCCGAAAAATTGCGTGGAACTGATGGCGAATCCTATGTTGATAAAAGTTACTACAACCGACTTGTTGATGCTGCCGTCGATACGCTACGGAAGAATAAATGCGATGTCGAATGGTTTGTTAGTTGAATAAAAGGAGATTGATATTTATGACTAAGTCTTATAAGAACATTACTTTCATGGACGCACAGATTCTCTTCAAGAATTTCGCCGGTGAGGAACGCAAGTTCAATCCGGCAGGCAATCGGAATTTCTGTCTTGTAATTGAGGATGAAGTGCAGGCACAGCAGATGTTTGAAGAGGGGTGGAATGTTCGGATTCTGCCTCCGCGAACTGACGATGAGGTAGCCAAGCATTATATTCCCGTTGCTGTCAGTTATCGAAATAATGATAGCTTTCCGGTGTGTGTCTACATCGTCGACGGTAATCAGCGAACGCTGCTTAATGAGGATACCATCGGTAGGCTCGACCATGCTGATATCGCGACTGTCGACCTGACGATTCGCCCTCGTTATTGGGACGACAATGGTCAAACAAAGATTAAAGCCTATCTGAAGACGATGTACGTCACACTGAACGTTGATGAACTTGACCAGCGGTACGCCATCGGTGACTATGGTATGGCCTCTGAGGACGCGCCTTTCTAAGATGAGGAGGTTTGAAGAATATGCCATACGGTTATCCTGTTCTCCCGTATTATTGGCTGGCTAAATATCGTTGCTTTGTCGATGATGGACTACTTACGCATGAGGAGTTTACCAATCTCATGAAGAAACGTCTCAATGTCATATTCGGGGTGCCGAAGAGCGGTGTGTAATCATGCCTGATGCGGGATTGCGTGACTATCAGCGAAAAGCTGTAGCAAAAATGAAAAATGGTTGCATCCTCTGTGGCGGTGTTGGGAGTGGTAAGTCGAGGACTTCCTTGGCTTACTACTCCCTTTTTCAGGGTGAGTCTATTGATATTCCGGGAGTACACCGAAAGAGCCACCAAGATTTGTACATCATCACGACAGCCCGAAAAAGAGACAGTAAGGAATGGGACGGTGATATGATTCCGTTTCTTCTCTCTCCGGGTAATTGTGAGCAATGGCATAACACTGTGGTTGTTGACAGCTGGAATAACATCGGGAAGTATGCAGACGTGTCTGGAGCATTCTTTATATTTGATGAGCAACGAGTCATCGGCAGTGGGGCATGGACTCGAAACTTTCTCAAAATCACAAAGAAGAATGCTTGGGTATTGCTGTCCGCAACTCCCGGCGACACATGGCTCGATTACATCCCTGTATTCGTGGCGAATGGTTTCTACAAAAATCGGTCTGAGTTTCTGCGTGAGCATGTAATATTCAAGCGGTTTGCAAAGTTCCCGCAAGTTGACCGCTATGTTGAAACCAATCATCTTGAGGAACTCCGACGTGAAATTCTTGTCGACATGCCGTTCAGAAGGGAGACGAAACAGCACCATGAGACAATTTATGTGTCATATGATGTAGAAAAGTATAAATTCATAACGAAGAATCGTCAGAACATCTTTGAAAATGGGCTTCCGTTGCAGAATGCCGCTGAGTTGTGTTTTACATGGCGCAGGCTGGTAAATAGTGCTCCGGAACGAGTTCGTGCGGTCATTGATATTCTGAAAAAGCATCCAAAAGCCATTGTCTTCTACAACTTCGATTTCGAGTTGGAGCTATTGAAGAAATCACTGACTGATGCAGGATTGATATTTTCGGAATGGAACGGTCATGCGCACGAGCCGATTAGAGAGGAGTGTGAAAGTTGGGCTTACTTGGTGCAGTATACCGCTGGATGCGAAGGTTGGAACTGCACGAGCACTGACACGATGATATTCTACTCGCAGAATTACTCTTACAAAGTAATGGCTCAGGCTGCAGGACGAATCGACCGCATGAATACACCGTTCACTGACTTGTGGTATTACCATCTGAAAAGTCGCTCCCCGATTGATTTAGCAATTGGAGATGCAATAGAGAAAAAAAAGACGTTTAACGCACGAGCATTTGTTAAGTGGGAATGATATTTGAGGAGGAATTGTGATGCGACTCGGCTATTATCCTAAAGCGATGGGTCAAAAAATCGGTTTCGAGAATTTTGCAAGATATGAATTGGAACTGGTTAAAAAGTATGAAATCATTTCTGAAGTCCAATTCGAGGATTACATCCACCGGGTCGATTTAATCAAAATCGGCTATGATAGTTATGCACAAGCCTGTAAGGATGAACTTCTGGATAGGCTATTAAACTATAAGCCGCTTACCCCCATAACCGGTAATGATTGCGAATGGATTTATCGTGACCCGCTGGCTCGAAAAGGAAAATCCATTCCGCTATTTTACAATCGTCGTTGTCCGTCTCTTGTCAAAATTTGCGGGCGCGTCTACGACCTTGACAATGGCGGGTTTGTGTCGTATGATGGTGGTTCATCATGGATAAGAACAATTGACCATTGCCCGACAGTTAATTTCCCCTACTTTCCTAAAAATGTAGTACGTCGAGTGTATCTCGAACCTAAATGGGTCAACGGGGACTGCATAAAGGATATTTCAGAGTATCCCGAACGCATCCTCAAGCTCAGAAAGCTGATGGAGAAAGCACAAGATGTTCTTCCCCTCACTGTCTTGAAGAATATGATGTCTGACTACAGAAAGCAATACTCGACGAATGACATGACCATATTCCTTGAACTTCGTAATCCGGGTACCAGTATACCGAGAGTGCAACCTGTTCGTGTGCTTCTCAATAAGGATGAGGTTGAGTTAGACGATTCATTTCTCTTCTACATTTGGGGCGGCACAACCCACATGATAGGTATTAAAGATTTCTCGACTTATGGCATCGAATGGCGATGCTGGCTGTTTGTTCCGCCTGAAGAACGCTTGAAAAATACACCGTGGGAGGAATGCTGAATATGACAACCTGCGAATTCGATGAGGCGATTAAAAAGGAGATGCGTAAAGTGAAAAGTGTAGATTGCATGACCGAATATCAAGAGGAAGCTCTCCGAACTGCAAACAAGATGAGCACGATTTTTCTGATGCAGCATGTCATCGGCGATTGTGAGGAAAATCCGGATTCTGATAAGGTTGCATGGATGCTTGAAGGTGCGCTTGGGCTGTCCGGCGAGGTTGGCGAAGTGGTTGATATTTTGAAGAAGAGTATCTTTCAGGGGCATCCCCTTGATACGAGGAAGGTTGCCCTTGAACTCGGCGATGTGATGTGGTACTTGACATTGTTGACGCACTCTATCGGCTATAATCTTAATGAGGTGACTAAGATGAACATTGAAAAGTTGAAGAATAGATATCCTAATGGGTTTAGCACAACAGACAGCCTGAATCGGAAAGAAGGTGAGTATTAAGATGCGCGCTGGCATTAAGGGAATTCTTTTTCTGTCTTTCTGTCCGATTGTTCTGCTTGTCGCTTCCCTGTTTGTCGAGGCGGTTGCACTGCGTACAGTTGTTGCTGCATATGCTTGGGCACGGCTGTTGATTCTCCCGTTGATTGCAGTGGTTCTTGCAGGTGCTGCTGAACCTGAGAAACGACGAAAACGAGAAGAGCAATCTGAAAAATGAATAAAGTTCTGCCCACTTTTGAATGCGATGAAAGTGGGCAGAACGTTTTCTGAGGGTAAAAGTAGCCAAACTGCCATGATATTTTGAGCGAAAATGGCAAGCTATAGCTTATTTTTTGCCCACTTGCCCACTTTGTGCCCACTTTTGAAAATAAAAGTGGGCAGCCGCAAAGCCTTGATTTTACTGGGTTTGCGGGTTTTCTGCCCACTTTCCCACTTTTATTTCTATTTAATTGCGATAAAAAAATATAGAAATTATATAGAATAGAGAAAAAAAGTGGGCAAGCGGGCACAGACTCAGAAATTCAATTTTTCCCAGAAAGAACATTGAAAAAGAACCCTTTTCGTGGTATACTGACAGTCGGTTTCAATGGGCACGAGAGGAGGAGTTTTCAATGGACGGTAAAGATTTTTTCGATGACTACGGCAAGTATTATCCTGACGAAGATGCACCCGTTTATGACCCGAATGACATCTGCGATTTTCGGGAGGAGCAGGAGGAAGAAGAGTATGACACTATAGATGAATTTGGGAGACCCGTGCATGTGTATGTAGATAGGTTTGGGGAGTATCAAGAGTCCGTCGATTTTAATTCGGAAGCACATGAACGGTTATACAGGAAAACCGGAAAGCAATTCTGTGTAGATTGCAAGTGTGAACTAAAGTATATACAGGTTAATCCCAAGCGGAAATCCAAATTCAATGATTATTGGGAATGCCCAAAATGCCATTTCTCAGCCACGGTTGATGATGTTCTGTCTGGACGATATAATTTCCCTACTATTGAATCAACTGAGGATCCTTGGAATGAATATTTTGACAAATACTGAACGTCGCGAATTGCAAGGAGGTAATAAGTATGAAAAAGATACTCTCGGTCATTCTCGCCTTCGGTTTAGCATCCATCCCAGTCATTGCCGAAAGTCCCTCTGTCGATTTGAGCACCATGACACTTGACGAACTCGTAGAATTGCGCGACCGTGTGAATCTTGAAATCGACCTTCGTGTTTCCGGGACTGACTCGACTATCGGTAGAGGGAAGTACATCGTAGGAGACATGATAGAGGGAGGTATTTACGAGTTTATCCCGACAGAAGTTGAATACATGAGCGGAAACAGCTACTGCAAACTGCACGTTACAAATCCCAATACTGATGAAGAAATTACATCTGCAGAGTATATTCCGATGGGAACTCCTGTGATATTCAGCCTACATGACGGAGATGTTTTAGAGATTTCTGGCGGAAGTGGAATTCTTAAGAAAGCAGATAAGACATGGATTCTTAATGAATGAAATAGAAGCATTACACCGTAAAGAGTAGTTGTAAAATGCAGCTACTCTTCTTTTTTCGAGTCGAAAATCGCAAGTCCTCTTATGAGGAGAAAGAGAATGTGTAAAAATCGCATTCTCTTTATTTTTATGCAAAGGAAATATTGTTATGGCATTACTTGAGCGCGATTTCCAAGCAACTATCATTCGCGAACTGCAATCTCGCTTTCCCGGATGTATCGTTTGCAAGATGGATGCGAATTACAAGCAAGGATTTCCTGATATTTTGGTGCTGTATCGTGACAAGTGGGCTCTTCTCGAATTGAAGCGTTCCGGTAGCGCTCGACATCAGCCAAATCAAGATTACTATGTGAACTTGCTTAACGAAATGTCCTATGCCAACTTTATATTTCCAGAAAATAAGGAGAGTGTATTTGATGACTTACAACGAACATTCAAAATTGGCAGGCACTCATGCTTTGTTGAGCGCAAGTAAATACTACTGGCTGAACTATTCTGACGAAGATATTCAGCGCGCCTACATTAGCAGCTACAGTCAGCGGATAGGAACTCTAATTCACGAACTCGCCGCATCTCTGATTAAGCATAGAATCCGGGTCAACAAAACGGATAAACATTTACTTCTTCATCATCTTCTCTCAAATGATGTTCCAGAGTGCGCGTTTAATGTTGACCAATATTTTCAGAACTTTGCTTCCTACGTTAATGATGCAATTCAGTACGATATGACACCAGAAGTGACGCTGGTCTACTCAGCATCGTGCTATGGGACAGCAGATGCTATTGCTTTTGATGGCTCAAAGTTGCGCATCCATGACCTGAAGACTGGCATTACACAGGCTCACATGGAGCAGCTTCTAATTTATGCGGGGCTGTTCTGCCTGGAATACGATATTGACCCTGAAGAGACACATGTTGAGTTGCGCCTTTACCAGTCTAACGACATTACCGTCGAACTACCTAAAGTAGATGACATTGTTCTTGTGATGGAAAAAATCACCCACGCCTCTGAAATCGTTGATGGAATAAAGGAGAGTAGATGACATGAACCGTGTTAAGAATGATATTTTGATGCACTACGGACGGAGTGTTGATGACGGTGCTCCCGGACCGGGCTCTGGTCGCTACCCGAAGGGTTCTGGCGAAGACCCGAATCAGCATAGTATCAACTTCGCAGAGCGCGTCCAAGAACTCAAAAAAAGCGGCATGGATGAAAAGGAAATTGCAAAAGCAGTCGGATGCAAGAGTACCACCGAACTGCGGTCTTTGTATAAAATCTCAACCAATGACAATCGCGCTCGTCTTGTAGACCGCGCGATGGCGCTAAAGGCTGATGGGAAAACTCGTTCTGAAATAGCGAAAACGATGGGAATTGCGCCATCTACGGTTGATTCTTATTTGAACGCCGATGCTGCAGCTCGTTCCGGTAAAGCCAAAGTTGTTGCCGAATACATCAAGAAGCAAGTCGATGAAAAGGGAATGGTTGATGTCGGGAAAGGGACAGAGATATATTTGGGGATTTCCGAACCAAAGATGCAAGAAGCTCTTGGGCGTTTGAAGCTCGAAGGCTATATCATAGATAAACGTAGTGTCCCCCAAGGCGGTGTCGATAGCGCACATTCTACTACAATGCTGATAGCCTGTCGTCCAGACGGGTATGACAAAACTAAAAAGTACAACGACCCGACATCAATCAAAACCCTCGACATTGTTAGAGTCCGAGAGGATGAAAACGGGAATGACTTCATCACAAAACCTTTTGAATATCCGGCATCTATGGATTCCAGTCGTTTGGCAATTCGATATGCCGAGGATGGCGGTAAAGAGAAAGACGGTGTTGTGGAAATTCGGCGTGGTCTTAAAGACCTAAATCTCGGTAATTCCAATTATGCGCAAGTCCGTATTCTCGTGGACGGAAATAGGTATATTAAAGGCATGTGCATGTACAGCGATGACCTGCCCGAGGGAGTAGATTGTTTATTCAACACGAATAAGTCGAAGGACGTCCCGAAACTTGAAGTATTGAAAGCAATCAAAAATGACCCAACTAATCCTTTTGGTGCAAATCTTCGTGAAGAAGGTGGCCAATCTTACTATACAGGCGACGATGGGAAGCAACACCTCAACCTAATAAACAAGACAAGGGTTGAAGGTGACTGGGGGACTTGGGAAGATAGCCTTAGCTCACAGTTTTTGAGTAAGCAACCTACCAAGCTAATTAAACAACAGCTCGACACCGCTTTGGAAAACAAGCGACAGGAATACAAAGATATTCTTGCTCTTGACTGTCTCCCTGTAAAAAGGGCGTTGCTCGAAGAATTTGCGGATTCTTGTTCTTCGGACTCTGTCGAACTTAAAGCTGCTGCTCTCCCCCGTCAAAGATGGAATGTAATACTACCTGTGCCAACACTAAGCGACAATGAAGTATATGCTCCGAATTTCAAAGATGGAGAAACGTTGGCCTTGATTCGATACCCTCACGCAGGACAGTTTGAAATCGTTATTGCCAAGAATAACACAAAGCACTCTGATGGCGCACGATTGATTGGGAAAACCCCTGCTGATGCCATCGGAATTAGTCCCCATTCCGCCGAGAAACTATCTGGTGCTGACTTTGACGGCGATACTGTACTTGTAATCCCCTGTAATTCGCCAGACAACAAAGTGAAAATTCACGCAAAAGACTCTCTTCGTGGTCTTGAAGGATTCGACCCTAAGATGGAATACCCTGAGAGACCCGGCATGAAATACATGAAGCGCACTGAAATTGTTCGCGTAAAACAGAAGGATGGTTCTTATCGTGAATTTGAGAAGGAGATTAATCATACTGGCAAAGAAATGGGCATGATTTCCAATCTGATTACCGATATGACATTGAAAGGTGCCTCCGATGACGAATTAGCACGCGCAGTTAGGCATAGCATGGTAGTAATTGACGCAGCGAAGCACAAGCTGGATTATGAGCGTTCCTTCCGAGATAATAGAATTGCCGAACTGAAGAAAAACTACCAAGGTCATTATACCGAAGACGGACGTTATAGCGAGGGTGCATCTACTTTGATTTCGAGGGCGAGTGCGGAGGCAACCATACGAAAGCGAAAAGGAGCGCCGAAGACAGACCCTGAGACCGGTGACCAGATTTATAAGACTGACGATAGTTTCTATTACGATAAAAAGGGCAATAAACATTATAAGCAAGAGAAAACCACGCAAATGCAAACAGTCAAGGATGCTCATGTACTATCTACCGGACGGAAAGTAGAAGAGATATATGCTGACTATGCCAATGCGTTGAAGGACATGGAACGTACAGCACGTTTGGAATTATTACACCCCATGAAATTATGGTATAATAGTCAAGCTAAAAAAGAGTATTCTGATGAAGCTCAGTCGCTTAAACGAAAACTAAACGAAGCAAAAATGAACGCCCCGATTGAGCGTCAGGCACAGCTTGCGGCTGCTGCTGTTGTAAAGGGTGCAGAATTAGACAATCCATTCATGTCCAAAGCTGAGAAAAAGAAGATGGGACAGAGAGCATTGGTTGCCGCTCGTCGTCGACTTGGTGCGCATCGTAAGCAGATTGATATTACTGATAGAGAGTGGGAAGCCATTCAACGAGGTGCTATCAGTGATAACGTATTTCAAGAAATTTACAGATTCTGCAACAAAGACGATGTTCGAGAACGTTCGACTCCTAAATCTCGCCGTATTTTGACAACAGCGCAGGAAGCCAAGATTCGCTCGATGAAGAACAGTGGTAAAACTACAGCCCAGATTGCTGATGCGCTTGGCGTTTCTGTCTCGACGGTCTCGAAAGCCATTAGCGGAAACTAATCTGTGTCGAAAGGAGGAATAATATTGAGCGGAACTTACGATGTAGCGCTTACAACGGTCGATAATCCGTACAATCCGTTCACTCACCCGAACGAATGGTACATGTACGACATGACTCATGGCTATGATACTTGCGGCTACATCGACAGAATCACAGTTTTCACGCCACAAATGACCGATGAAGAGGTTGACGAGGAAATTATTCGTGCTATAAACGTCATTCTGAAGAATGACTACGGGGATTTCTACAAAAAAGTCTACCGTGATGAGTAAAAGATACCGGGAGGGGGTCTCCGAAAAACACACCCCCTCCCTGCATCGCTCGCCTCTTCAAAAATTCTCCGGGGGAGAGTTTTCTGGAAACAAAATTGGGTGGGTTTCGGGCATGGCGGTGAGCTTATGAGATATTTTCAGTGTTCTTTATGCCGATTCTCCTTTCAGCATGTGAAAAAGTATCTCATAAGTTCACTCCCATGCCCGATTTCTACTCATGTTCAGGGAGAAACCAATGGGAAAGCGATTAAAACCAATAGAAAACAATACAGAAACTCGCGTTCCGGCGGTTGATAGACCGTCGGCGACACTGGAAGGGCGAGAGAATCAAGCGATTGAGCTTGCCGTGAACCTTGCTGTAGAGCAATTGCGGGCAGGTACAGCTTCGTCGCAGGTGATTTGCCACTATCTTAAGCTGGGAACGACAAGAGAAAAGGCGGAACAGCAGTTACTCAAGAAGCAGCTGGAACTGATGGATGCGAAAATTCGGAATCTTCAGGATGCTTCCAACACTGCCGAACTGTATCAGAAGGCGCTGGAGGCTATGAATAGATATTCTGGTCGAAACGATTCTGATGACGAAATTTACTAAGAGCTATGGGACACATACGATGCTATTCGGAGCTGATTCAGATTCCGGACTATAAAGAACGCTTCGAGTATTTGAAACTTGGTGGGATAGTCGGTGCAGAGACGTTCGGGCACAATAGATATTTGAACCAAATCTTCTACACGTCTCAGGAATGGCGACGTTTTCGGGATAAGATTATCATACGGGACAACGGGTGCGATATGGGCGTAGACGGCTATGAGATAAATACCAGAGCAACTATCCACCACATCGAACCGATTTGTGTCAATGATATTTTGCACCAAAGCAGTCGACTATTTGATGAAGAGAACGTCATTTGTGTATCGAGCGAAACTCACAAGGCTATTCACTATGGGGATGCTGATTTGCTGGTACTCCCCTTTGCCGAACGAAAACCAAACGATATGTGCCCATGGCTGAAATGATGGAGGCGATAACTAATGCACGAGACAGCAATGAATGTCAGGCTTGTTCAGTACACGCCCTTACGTGATGCTGCCGTTGCCCTTGGCGGAAAAATGTGTTACTCCGATGCAGACCTTGATGACATGATTCAAGGAGTGTTTGATAAAGACAACTCTGCGATGATTCGCCGGATTATCAATTCCGGTCACGAATCCGTATTGGAGCACGTTTCCTTTACGTTCGCCATCAGTGGGGTTTCACGGGCACTTCTTGCGCAAATTACACGGCATCGCATGGCAAGTTTCAGTGTACGGAGTCAGCGATATGTGAATTACGACAAGGGGTTTAACTACGTCATTCCCCCGGCTATTGAAAAACTTGGGGAGGATGCCATTGCCGAGTACCGCGCCCAGATGGAGCAGATGAACAAATGGTATCGGGAATGGACTGAGAAACTGGGTTCTGGTGAGAAGGCTAACGAAGATGCAAGATTTGTCCTTCCAAATGCTTGCGAAACTTCTATGCTCGTCACCATGAATGCTCGTGAGCTTCGTCATTTCTTCGAGCTGAGAATGTGCCGTCGAGCCCAGTGGGAAATCAGAGCACTGGCAACAATTATGTGGACACTCTGCAAGAGCGAGTGCCCCGTACTATTTGAAGATGCTGGACCATCCTGCATCAGAGGGAAGTGCGCTGAAGGCAATAAGAGCTGTGGGAAACCTCTTAAGCATCAGTTGGAGACTTACGATGAATGATAACAGCATTCTTGATACCATCAAGAAACTTCTTGGCATCCAGAACGAAGCCTTTGATACAGACATCATCATTCATATCAACTCTACTTTCATGATTCTGCATCAATTAGGCATCGGACCCACAAACGGATTTCAAATCAGCGGTTCCACAGAGACATGGGAACAATTTATCGGAAATTCCTCGATACAACTATCTTCTATCAGAAGCTACGTTTACCTAAGAGTCAAAATGGTATTTGACCCAAGTGCCTCTTCTGTTGTTACAGAGAGTCTCGAACGTACATTGCGGGAATACGAATGGAGATTACAAGTTAATTCCGAGAGCGCGGTTTTGGAGAAGAATTCTTGACGAACGTCGATGAGGCAAGTATTGCACTCGTCTTTTTTTTGTACTCATTTTTACAGAAGGGAGGGATAATATGGATGAATCCAAACATGTGATTGTCCATTACGGCAAGCCCGGTATGCATTGGGGTGTGCGGCTATATCAAAATAGAGATGGCAGTCTGACACCACTTGGAAAACAGAGATACGGGAAGGGTAAAGGAAACAACAATAACAGTGCTGTAAAAACTGTAACCATCAAAGCAAAAAAATTATTTTCTGTTGTATCCAAAAAGGTAAAAAAAGGTGTATCTTCTGTTGCCGAGAAGGTATCCGAACGCCACAAGATGAAAAATCCTGAAACCATGACCGATGAAGAGCTTAAAACCGTAGTCAACCGCCTACAAATGGAGAAGCGTTATCGAGACCTGATGAATGAGCGTGCTGAAGCTAATACAGGTGTCGGAAGAAAATTGGTAAAAAAACTACTTGCTAAGAGCGGTGATACTGCGGTAGACGCACTTGTGCAAGGACCCATTAGAAAGCGGTTCGATAATTTGTTCGCAAATCTTAATCCTAAAGATAAGCCGGGAAATAGTCCCAATAATAACCGGCAGAATTCTGCAAACAACAGCTCCTCGACTTCTTCCGATGCAAATAGGAGCAACTCTTCGTCGAGTTCCAATTCTGCATCTGGAAATAGCGCTGGCGGGGACGATAGCGAAAATTAAAGCAGCAGGCGTCGAAACCGCAATCAGCGGAATGCGCCAACTGAATAGCTATTCAGATAAGAGGTTTAATATATGGCATTGTCGAACACCGCAGTACCAAAGTATTACGGCATGTTTCGTGATGCCGTACTGCGAGGGGAAATTCCAGTAAACCAAAACATCTCGATGGAGATGAATCGAATTGATGCGCTCATCGCGAATCCCGGTGTATACTACGACCCCGCGCCGGTTGAGGGATTTATTGCTTTCTGCGAAAATGAGATGACGCTGGTGGACGGCTCGGATCTGCATTTGCTCGATACTTTCAAGCTATGGGCAGAAGCGCTGCTGTGCTGGTTCACATTGGAGGAAATTACAGAATTCGTTCCGGATGATTACGGCGGACATTATGTACGGAAGCGACGGAAGAAGCGACTCATTAACAAGCTCTTTCTCATCGTTGGGCGTGGCGCTGCAAAATCTCTGTTTGAAACATGCGTTCATGCTTATGTCGAGAATGTTGATACTTCTACGACGTACCAAATGACGACAGCGCCGACAATGCGGCAAGCTGAGGAAGTGATGGCGCCCTATAAAACAGCAATCGCCCGCGCAAGAGGCCCACTGTTTAAGTTTTTGACAGAAGGGTCATTGCAAAATACCACCGGTTCACGAGCAAAGCGATTGAAACTGGCATCTACAAAAAAGGGCATACAGAATTTTCTCACGAACTCTCTTCTGGAAGTACGACCGATGTCCATTGACCGCTTGCAGGGTATGCGAGTAGCGGTTGCCTCTGTAGACGAATGGCTGTCTGGCGATATGCGAGAAGACCCTATTGGCGCGATTGAGCAGGGTGCTTCCAAAGTCGACGACTACATTATCCTTGCTGTGAGTTCCGAAGGCACCGTCCGAAACGGGTGCGGCGACGACATCAAAATGGAACTCAAGAAAATCTTAAAAGGTGATTTCTTCGCTCCGAATGTCTCCATTTGGTGGTATGCATTGGACTCTGTGGACGAAGTTGCTGACCCAAACATGTGGTTAAAGGCGAACCCGAATATCGGCAAAACCATCAGCTACGAAGCATACCAGCGAGATGTTGAGCGTGCTGAGAATGTACCGTCTGCGAGAAATGATATCCTTGCGAAACGATTCGGGATTCCAATGGAAGGCTACACTTATTTCTTCACCTACGAAGAGACCCTTCCTCAACGAAAACGTGAATACTGGAAAATGCAATGCGCAATGGGTGCTGACCTGTCAAGAGGTGACGACTTCTGCTCGTTCACATTTCTATTTCCGTTAAATAATGGATGTTTCGGCATCAAGAATCGAAGTTATATATCGGAACTAACATATCAGCAGCTTCCAAGAAGTTTGCGTGAAAAATATGACCTGTTCATCCGCGAAGGAACGATGGTTGTTATGGATGGCACTGTGCTTGACTTGCTGAAGGTATATGCTGACCTCTATCAGTTCATCAACGAAAAACACTATGACATTCGCGCGTTTGGCTACGACCCTTGGAATGCAAAAGAGTTCGTCGCCCAATGGGAAATGGACTTTGGGTCTTATGGAAACGAGTCCGTCCAGCAGGGTTCAAGAACTGAATCCGTTCCGCTTGGCGAACTAAAGAAGATGGCCGAATCTCAATTGCTTTACTTTGACGAGGAAATCATCAAGTTCACCATGGGAAACTGTGTTGTATTGACCGATACGAACGGAAACCGAAAGCTCTATAAACAACGCCACGACCAGAAGATTGATGCCATTTCTGCCCTTTTGGATGCTTATGTGGCATACAAACATCACCGGGAGTCGTTTGATTGAGGTAATGTATCATGAATGATTATAAAAAGAAAATTCAGCAGAAAGTTGCTGAATATCTAAACAACAGACCAACGCAAAAAACAAATTTACGTCTATTCGTATCAGCGGATGAAATCGCTACAGTAGATTTACCGTCTATCGGCAGTCATCGGGTAATTCTTGCGTATAATCCGCATTACACCGGAACACTCTTTATGTGTACGCTCATTCAAGAGCATGATGAAATTCTAATGCTGCCCTGCTTCGGACAGGGGACCGTCGTGATTTCTGTAGGTGATGAACCTTGAGCGAATTTTATCACTGGGGGATTCGCGGTATGCGTTGGGGAATTCGACGATACCAGAATCCAGACGGCACGCTAACACCTGCGGGGAAGAAACGTTATGGAGAGGCTCTTTCTAAAATCGGTCCGTCCGATGCGGAGTCGTGGCGCAATGAAGGTCGCCGACGTGCAGGAATTTCTAACATTGATGCGGACACAGACGTTATTAAAAAGGGAAGTCGCATCAGTAGGTATGCTAATTCTAACGAGGCACTCGATTCCCGGAACAAGCGTGTTTCCTTGACTACAGAAGACGAACGCCGATACGAAGAAGAGTATGACGAAGGTATTCGTCGTGTTATAACGGACGAACCAGTATCTTCGTTTATATACAGCGCAAAAAAGGACATCCGAGTTGCGAGTGGCGAAAAAGTGGCTAAAGATTTAATCGACGCTTATGGCGATGCAGCAATGCGAGAAATGTACGATTATGTCCGAAAATACTCAGATTACGCGGATAACTTGGGATTTGGAAAGCGACCAAAAGCTCAGAAGGAAGCGGCCGCCTATGTGCATAAAGCATCTTCTGCAGTTGCTAATTTCTTCGAGAATACGATGAATGCTCATATGGATGAAATTAGCAAGAAATACTCAAATGAAAAATATGATGCTTTCGTCGATGCCGAAGATTGGGCTGGCGGATACTATGATTATCCTTTGATTTTAATCGAACCAAGTAAGAGTATGAAGCTGGAACGAAAAGAAGACATGTACTGATTAATATCTTTTGTGTTTTACAACGAACAACATTTTAGAAGGCGGGTAAATATTTATGCCCCTTGATACATTCGTTAAAATTGCTAAGTCATATATTTCCACAGATGGGCGAGAACGTATTAACGCCAATGAGCCATTGCATAAAGACGTTAAATTTACGCTACTTCCGGATTGTCCAAAGGGAGATTATCATGCGTTTGGCCGTTCTTCTGAATCCGACAATATGTATGAAATCGAATACTTTGCTGAGACCGAATTGTTCAAAGTTCAGAAATACGAAGCGTCTGATTGTGATATTGGACGAGTTATCGACTTTATGTATCATTCCATCAGTGTGGATGGCGTTTCCGTCTTCTTCGTGGCGTGAGAGAAAGGAACTGTGAAGGTGGATAACAACAAATTTACTGATTTGGTTAAACAGTGCGTTTCTGACGACATGAACGAACGTTTTGGGAGCAATCGGATTACTCCAGATGACGTCTACATTGTCTGGCTCTCTAAAGCACTGCAGAATAATAAGGCGCTTGCCTCGACACCGGTTCCAAATTCCCCATATTACGAAATTACCTATGACGGGGATAAGCACGCGTTTTACATTGATACCTATCAGAAAACCGCGAATCGAGAAGCAAGCTATTGCGAAACGTATGACGCGGACTAAGGAGAATTCAAAATGGGAGTCTTAGATAATCTGAAACACGCTTGGGACGTGTTCCGAAATCGCTCACCGACCTATGTTGATTTAGGCTACGGGAGCAGTTACCGACCAGATTGGCATGGTTTCACGCGAGGTGTAGAGCGTTCCATTGTAACCTCGATTAACAACCGGATTGCGATGGACGTAGCAGCAATCTCGATTCAGCATGTAAAAGTAGATAGCAACGGGAGATTTCTCGACACGGTGAAATCTGGTCTGAATCAGTGTTTGACACAGAGTGCCAACATTGACCAGACCGGATTTTCTTTTCGTCTCGACATTGCGGCCTCCATGCTTGACGAGGGTTGTATCGCTATTGTCCCCACCGAGGTGAACGAGAGACTCGATGCTGAACATGTATCAACTTATTCTATCAACTCGATGCGGGTCGGAAAAATTGTAGAGTGGTACCCCAAACATGTGCGCGTAAAGCTCTACAATGAGGAAACCGGTCAGCAGGAAGAAATCGTTCTGCCGAAATCATATGTCGCCGTTGTTGAGAATCCATTCTATGCAGTGATGAATGAACCCAATGCAATTGCTCAGCGATTGATTAGGAAACTGAATATGCTCGATGCTATTGATGAGCAGACCAGTTCTGGGAAACTGGATATGATTATTCATCTCCCCTATTCTACTCGCGATACCATCCGGCGTGAGCAGGCTGAAAAGCGAAAAGCTGATTTGGAAGCACAACTCTGTAATTCCAAGTACGGTGTCGCATGGCTCGACCAGACCGAAAAGATTACGCAGTTGAATCGACCTATTGAAAATAACATGCTGGAGCAAATCGACTATCTGACGAACATGCTATATAGTCAGCTCAACATGACACAGAGCATCATGGATGGAACAGCGGACGAAAAAGTTATGCTGAATTACTACAATCGAACGGTCGAGCCGATTCTGACTGCCATTGTTGAGGCAATGCAGCGTACTTTTCTTACGAAAACCGCCATCTCGCAAGGTCAACGACTAATGTACTTCCGCAATACGTTCAAGTTGACGCCGGTCACACAAATTGCTGAAATTTCGGATAAGCTGACACGCAATGAGATCGCAACGGCAAATGAAATCCGGCAAATTATCGGCTGGAAACCTGCTGACGACCCGAATGCCGACAAACTGAAGAATTCAAACATTAAAGGCTCGAATGAGGAACAAGACACCGTTCCTGCATTCCAGCCGACTGAAGGAGAAAATCAAAATGGATACGAGTAATTACGATTTTGCAGGATGGGCGACACGGAACAATGTGAAATGTTCTGACGGTCGTGTCATCCTGCAAAACGCTTTTCAGGGCAACAATGGGGCAATCGTCCCTCTGGTCTGGAATCATCAGCACGATAACCCAGACTGCGTTCTGGGGCAGGCACTGCTGGAAAACCGTCCGGAGGGTGTATATGCGTATTGTCGCTTCAATGGCACTGAATCCGGCAATACGGCAAAGGAGTTGGTGGAACACGGCGATGTTAGCTCGCTTTCCATCTTCGCCAATCAGCTGAAGGAACAGGGCAGCAACGTTCTTCATGGCAACATTCGTGAAGTCAGTCTTGTCCTTGCCGGGGCTAACCCCAAGGCATATATCGAGGATGTTTTCGCACATAGCGACGATGAGGAAGAAGACGGCATCCGGATTTATATGGGCGAACCGCTTACCTCGCTGAGCCACAGCGACACCCAGACCGAATCGGCTGAAAAACAGCCTGACGATACTAAGGACGACGACGAAACCGTCGGCGATGTGTTTAATTCGCTGACTGAGAAACAGAAAAAGGTTTTCTATTTCATGCTTGCCAAAGCAATGAACGAAGGAAAAGCGGATGGCGAGGATGACGAAAATAAGGATACGAACAACAAGGAGGAAAACACGGTGAAGCACAATGTCTTCGACCAGACCACGGATGAAACGAATGGTGGCACGCTTTCTCACGACGCAATGAACGCCATCATCAAGGACACGAAGCGATTCGGCACGATGAAGGAAAGTTACCTTCAGCACGCGGACGAATACGGCATCGAGAACATCGAGTATCTGTTCCCGGAAGCCCACAATCTGAACGAAACGCCCGAATTTATCAAGCGCGACACTGGCTGGGTGGGCAAGGTTATGAGCGGTGTTCATCACAGCCCGTTCAGCCGAATTAAGAGCATGTTCGCGAACATCACGGAAGACCAAGCGCGTGCGAAAGGTTACATCAAGGGTAACCTGAAGAAGGACGAAGTCTTCAGTTTGCTTAAGCGAACGACGACCCCCACGACCGTTTACAAGAAGCAGAAGATTGACAAGGACGACTGGGATGATATTACTGACTTTAACGTTGTCAGCTGGCTGAAGACGGAAATGCGAATGATGCTGGATGAGGAACTGGCGCGTGCATATCTGCTTGGCGATGGTCGTTCGACTTCCGATGATGACAAGATTAACGAACAGAACATTCGCCCCGTTGCAAAGGATGAAGCGCTGTTCACCATTCAGAAGGCGGTTAATGTTACTTCTAACGCAACGGATGATGATAAGGCTAAGGCGTTTATTAAGGCGGTCATTCGCTCTCGGAAGGAATACAAGGGTTCGGGCAACCCCACGCTGTACACCACGGAAGATATGCTCACCACCTGCCTGCTTCTGACCGACACGACTGGTCGCGACATTTATGAAGATGTCAATCAGCTCTGCAAGAAGCTCCGCGTGAAGGAAATCGTCACTGTTCCGGTGATGGAGGGCGTTAAAGCGAAGGACGGCAACGATATGCTGGCTATTTTGACAAACATGAACGACTACAACGTTGGTGCGGACAAGGGCGGCAGTGTGAATATGTTCGACGACTTTGACATCGACTACAATCAGCAGAAGTTCCTGATGGAGACCCGCTGCTCTGGCGCACTGACGAAGCCGTACTCTGCCATCGTTTACTCGCTGGTTGTCGCGTAAGGAGGTACTGAATGGACAAGGTGTTTGCGCGTGCTGAAGACAAGAATGTCATCGGCACTTTTGTTTACGGGAACGGCACTGATGGCTATGCGTACTGTGACGATGAGCATAAACATTATATGAGCGCTCCGATGCTGAAGAACCTCTTTTTCAAGGGGAGCTTCATCAGCATTCAGGATGTCATTTACAAGCCGGTCTCTATGAATGTCGTGAGCAATGAAGTTGTCGTCACTTATGTGAAAACCGATACTTCTACCGCCACGACTGCCGTTCTGGGGACCCTCTCGTCCAAGACGGAAGCGTAAAGGAGAAAATCAAAATGGCAAAGTTTTGTGGGGAACTCGGGTTTGCAGAAGTAGTTCAGACAGCACCCGGTGTGCATCGAGAACAAGTAACCGAGCATGTCTACTATGGGGATGTCATTAAAAATGCTCGTCGATATGATAACGGCGGGAAGATTAACACAGATGTCTCGCTGAACAATACAATCAGCGTCGTGATGGATGACTACCTGACGAACCACTTCTTTGCCATTCGTTATGTTCGCTGGATGGGGGTATGCTGGTCGATTGAATCAGTTGAAATACAGCATCCCCGTGCGATTCTGACTATCGGAGGAATCTACAATGGTGAAACGGTATGAATTGAATGAAAAACTCTGCCTTGCTTTAGCCTCTGCCGCGTATCACGGCATTGTCAAAGAGGCAGAGAATCACGTTTATTATCAGCCGCCGGAAAACTTGAAGCTGAGTTATCCATGCGTCATCTATGAGTGGGACGGAACAACGACACGTTACGCCGACAATCGTATCTATTCGATGATGAGGCGATATACAGTCACCGTCATTGACCGAGACCCTGATAGTCAGATTCCTCTTGCGGTTGCCAAACTGCCAATGTGCAGTCACGACCGCAATTTTATTTATGATGGTCTCTATCACTTTGTGTATACACTTTATTACAAAAACTAAGGAGGATTTTATATGTCTCGTATTAAGTGGGATACGGAAGGTCAGAAGTTTTACGAAATTGGCGCGTCCAATGGCGTTCTGTTCGTCAAGGATACCGATGGTTACGGCAACGGTGTCCCGTGGAATGGCCTCACAGCTGTGAATGAAAACCCCACCGGTGGTGAAGCGCAGGATTTGTGGGCGGATGATATTCTTTACGCCAGTTTCCGTAGCGCTGAGCGCTACGAAGCCACAATCGAAGCCTATACCTATCCCGACGAGTTTGCAGCTTGTGACGGCAGTGTTGAAATTGCCCCCGGTGCTTACCTCGGTCAGCAGGGGCGCAAGCGGTTTGGCTTTTCGTATGTAACCAAGATTGGCAGCGATGCTGATGATTCGGACCCCAGTGCATATCGTCTCCATATCGTTTATGGTGCGTCTGCAAAGCCGTCTGGCAAAGACCATTCTACTGTCAATGATTCCCCGGATGCGACGACTTTCTCGTGGGAAGTCGACACGCTGCCCGTGGCAGTGACTGGCCATAAGCCGACCGCGACCTTTGAGTTCGATAGTCGTACGGTTGATGCGGCGAAGCTGAAGCAGATTGAAGACCTGCTGTATGGTACCGAAACTAACGAACCGAAGCTCCCGATGCCGGATGAAATCATCCAGATTCTGACCGGCAAGTAATTACCCTTATCGGCGAGTGTTTTATAAAACATGGGATTGCCGCAGTTGGCGGGGACACGGCATCATAAATGAATTGAAAAGGAGAACAAACACATGCTTAAGAAGCATATCAAGTATGAGGATTTTAACGGGAATGCGCGCGAAGAAGACTATCTCTTCAATCTGACCAAGTCTGAAATCATGGCAATGAACATGGAATACGATGGCGGTCTGGTAGAACTGTTGGAGAGCATCTCGTCTAAGATGGACATTCCAAAGATGTTGGAAATTATTAAGCGGCTTATCCTCGATTCGTATGGCGAAAAGAGTCTGGATGGCAAGCGTTTTGAGAAGCCCGAAACGAAGAAGCGTGAATTCGAGCAGAGTGCAGCTTACGACGCGCTGTTCATGGAATTGATGACCGACGGCAATGCGGCGGCGCAGTTTATCAACGGCATTGTGCCGAAGGATATTGCAAGCGAAGCGGCAAAGGCGGCTGCAAACGACCCCAAGCTGGCTCTTCTTCAGTCTGCCACTAATTAACATAAAGAAGTGAGAACGAGAATGCTTCAGATTACAATTCCTGAAAACGAATTTTTTAATGATTCAACAGGCGAATTCATCAGTATTCGGAAAACTACATTGCGATTGGAGCATTCTCTTCTTTCTCTATCCAAATGGGAAGCTAAGTGGCATGTCCCATTCCTGACAGAGAAAGAAAAAACACAAGAGCAATGTATTGACTACATTCGTTGCATGACAATCACGCCAAATGTTGACCCGATGGTATATCTCGGATTAACGAAAGAAAATTTCGATGCAGTAAACAACTATATTGACGACCCGGCAACAGCCACAACTATCAAAGAGACTCGAAAAAGCCGAAGCAGAGAAATCATTACATCAGAGATTATTTATTATTGGATGGTTTCTCTAAACATTCCGTTTGAATGCGAAAAATGGAACCTCAATCGGCTAATCATGTTGGTTAGAGTCTGCTCCATCAAAAACGAGCCGCCTAAGAAAGCGAATCGGCGTGACTTATACGCCCGGAATAATATGCTGAATCAGCAGCGGCGAAGGATGTTAAATAGCACAGGCTAAAAATTCAAAATGGAGTGAAGATATGATTAAACTTCGCTCAAAAGGTAATTTCAATAAAACATATCGCTTTCTAAAAAAAGCAAGACGTCCCCGCTATCAAGAACTGCTTGAAATGTATGGGCAGTTGGGGGTAAACGCACTAAGAGATGCTACGCCAAAATCAACGGGAAAGACTGCTTCATCATGGTCTTACGAAATCACGGAGGAAGACGGCAAGACCATCATCGCATGGCACAATTCTAACGTAAATAAGGGTGTTAATGTCGCCATTATTCTTCAGTACGGACATGGAACGGGGACAGGCGGATATGTGACCGGGATAGATTATATTAATCCTGCCTTATCCCCTATTTTTGAAGAACTTGCAACGCGAGCGTGGAAGGAGGTGACGTCCGGGTGAGTTCAATTGATACCAGAGTTGTCGAAATGTCATTTGACAACAAACAATTTGAAGAAGGCGTAGATACTACTATTAGCTCGCTAAAGAACCTCGATAAGAAAATTCGCGAATCTTCAACAAAGGACTCATTCGAGGGGTTAGAACGGGCGGCTTCTTCCGTCTCCTTTGATGGATTATATAATAACATTGAAAAAATCGCCAATCGTTTCAGCATTTGGGGTATTGCGGTAGAAACGACCATTCGCTCCGCTGTTCAGAGTGCTGAACGATACCTGAAGAATTTTATAAAATCATTCACCACTGACCCCATCGCTTCCGGTTTTGACGAATATCAGACCCAGATTGACGCAACCCAGACGATTATGTCCAACACGTCATGGGAAATTGAAGACGACGTAGAACGTCTGGAGAAAGTCAATAGTGCGCTGAGCACATTGAATACATACGCCGATAAGACGATTTATAATTTTACGGAGATGACCCGTAATATTGGTACGTTTACGGCGGCAGGTGTTGGACTGCAAGACTCAACTGACGCTATTCAGGGTATCTCGAACCTCGCTGCTGTGTCTGGCTCGACAAGTCAACAAGCGAGCACAGCCATGTATCAGCTATCGCAGGCTATGTCGTCTGGTGTCGTCAAAGCACAGGACTGGAACTCGGTTGTCAACGCAGGTATGGGCGGCAAGATGTTCCAAGATGCACTTGTTGCCACCGCGTCCGCGATGGGCGTCACCGTTGAAAAGACCGTAACCGAAATCGGCAAGAACGGGAAAACGACGAAGAAAAAAGTTAAGAAGACCGTCCAAGAGCTGATTGATGACGGAAGTTTCCGCGAAAGTCTCAGCGAAGGCTGGCTCAGCAAAGATGTCCTTCTGAATACCCTGAAACAGTTCAGCGGTGTTTACACAGAAGCCAACAAGGGCGAACTGGAGGTATTGGGTTTCACCAGCCAGCAGATTGAAGATATTATCAAAATGGGTGAAGACGCGACCGAGGCCGCAACGAAGGTTAAGACTGTTCGTCAGCTGATGGACACCTTGAAGGAATCAGCGCAGTCCGGCTGGACGCAGTCTTGGCAAATTATTGTTGGCGACTTTGCGGAAGCGAAAGAATTGCTTACTAAAGTAAGCGACTATTTCGGTGGCTTGATTCAGCAGTCCTCAGACGCACGAAACGCCATTCTTCAGGGATGGAAAGACGGCGGCGGACGAGACAAAATCATTAAAGCGTTCTGGGACATGGCAGAAGCTATCGAAAAAATCGGAAGTGTTGCGAAAAATGTATTCAATTCTGTTCTGCCAAAAATCACTTCCGATACACTCGTTGATATTTCTACAAAAATTGGAGAGTTTGCTGGTAAGTTCAAAGATTTTTTCTCGGATACGGATAACATTGAAAAAGTTAGACGGATTTTTGAAGGGATGGCCGCTCCACTTGAAATCGTAAGAGCGGTGTTATCGGGAATCGGTGAAATTGTCTCCGCATTATTTTCTACGCTTGTTCCGAATGGGATGGGGTCGCTTCTTGGCCTGTATGCCAATGTCGGCGATGTGCTTGTCAGCATAAAGGATTTTATTCTCGGAAACGGAACCATTAAAGAAATCTTCAGCCAGCTTCTTGACGTCGCAAAAACTATAGGTGTGCGCCTCTCTGAAATACTTGGAGGTATCGCCAATTTACTTGCTAAGCTCAAGAAAGTTGCGAAAGACAGCGGCTTTATCGACAAAATCAAAGATACTTTATCAGGGATTTCAGATTTTATCAAAAGCGCAATTGTCGGCGTTCGCGACCTTGGTATGCAGTTTGTTGAGTTCATCACACAGTCCGATATTGGCGTGAAAATCTTCAACAAAATCAAAACTGCATTTGAGAATATCAGCCGTATCGTAAAGAAATGCACTGAAAAGATTTCAACATTTATGAAGTCTCTATTCGGTGCACAAGAACAGTCAAACGGCGGCAGAAGCGAAAAAGAGAATGTATTCACTCGTGTCCTCAATTGGATAATCAATGCAAAGAACAAAGCACAGACCATCCTCGCATCCGTCGGCGAGATGCTACATGTTGACGAAATTGTCGATAAAATCAAAACGTTCTTTTCCGAAATACAGGCTGCTTTCGTTAATAGTGACGGTTCTGTAGACGTTGAAAACGGACTTGATTGGATTGTTGATAAGCTAAAAAAGTTTTTTTTAGCGATTAAGTCCCTACTCATGTGGGTATTGGATTTTCTAAAGAATAGCGTCTTGGCAATCTTTGATGTTGTTAAGCAGATGCCCATCAATGACTTTCTGAAAATTTCCCTTGCCGTCGGCAACATCATTCGAGCGATTAGTCTATTTAGAGGCATGTCCGCCATTTCATCTGCCGCAAAGGGACTTGAATCTGCTGGAAGAGGATTCGGTGGCATTGCAGATGCGTTGAAGAACATTGCCAAAAACGGTCTCAAAGTTACGAAAGGCGAGAAAAAGTTTGATACCATAGGAACCACTTTGTTGAAAATTGCCGGTTCGTTACTTCTTGTAGTCGGTGCGGTATGGTTGTTGACACGGATAAAAGCCAGTGATATGAATTCCGCCATGCTCAGACTTTCCGAAATCGCCGCGGTTATTCTCCTCGTTGGGCTTGTTTCCAAGCTGGCATTCGGGGATGATGCCGCCGTCGGAGACAATATAAAGAGCATTTCTATCTCTATTGCGTTGATGGCCGGGCTCGTCTACCTAATCAATCTCATCCCGCAAAGTATGTTCTACAACGGTCTTGCACGGGTCGCCTTGATGGTGCTCGTCTTCGGCGGACTTATCACGGCAATGTCCATCATCAATGGGAAATTGGGCGGAAGCGGATTCGATACAAGCAAATCGAAATTCATATCCATGGCGGTCGCCATTGGCATCCTGTCTCTATGCGTTGCCGGACTCGCGAAAATTGAACCACTCGCACTTGCAAGAGGTGCTGTGGCAGTATTCGTTCTCGGTACTGTTCTTGGTGCTCTTGCTGTTGTCATTGGGAAATACGGAAGCTATAGCAATGGTGCCAAGCCGCGTGGTCTCATTGCAATGAGCATTGCAATTGGCATTCTTGCTCTGTGCGTCGCGGGACTTGCGGCAATTCCAACCTCCGATATGTGGCGCGGTGTTGCAGCCGTATCCATTCTGGGAATTGTCCTTGCTGGACTTGTCCTTGCGGTTGGCGCAGCTTCAAAATGGGCTGGCAGCGGTAAACGTGTGCTGGCTGTCGTGGCTTCTACTATCTTGGGAATCGCGGCACTGGTCTGGGCGGTTCTTTCACTAAAAGACGTCCCCTTCAGCAGACTGGCTGAGATTATAGGGTCTATAACTGTTGCTCTTGTTGGGATCTTTCTTGCAATCGCTGGTTCGGCAAGATTAGCTGGAAAGGGCGGCGGAACTCGTGCATTTGTGGAAGCTATCGGGGCAGTTTTAGCCATTGCAGCACTTGTAGCCGCAATTCTATTGCTGAAAGATGTTCCCGGAGAACAGATTAAAACAATTTGTATCTCCTTGGGTGCTGCTTTAAGTGCTTTATTCCTATCCATCGGCGGTGCGGTTCGTCTTGCTGGACATAATATACTTGGGACTATCGGGATTGTTCTCGTGCTGGTTCTATCACTTGTCGCCGTCTGCGCCGCACTGAAATTCATATCTGATAACGATATTAAATGGGAAACGATTGCTGCTTTGTGTGGTGGCGTATCCGTACTTGCGCTGGCCATTGCCGGTGCTTGTAAGTTAGCAGGTGCTGGTGCTGGCTCGACCTTGTTAGGCGCGGCTGTCCTCGCCGGTGCTCTTCTGCTAATTGGTCTTGGCATTGCCGCCTTCGCAATGCTCGCAGGAAGCGCGATGGATTCCTTCTCGACCGGCATATTTAAGCTGGGTGCAAATCTTGACCTCGCAAAAACAGCAGCAGAAGGAATTGACGGCGACACATTCCAGCCTATGATTGACGCGGTCGAGTCGCTGGTCACACTCGCCACGAGTCTTCTGACCGTCAATACTTCTGGAATCGACAGCTTCGGAACGGCAATTACAAATCTCGGTGCTCGGTTGAATCTGTTCAGCACTTTGACTTCCAACATTTCAGGGGATACCTCGAACGTGACATCGGTCATCGAAGGGATTAGCAGCATCAGCACCACTTTTGCAGACTTGGCAGAGCGAAATATTGACATCGAGAAATTGACGAACAGTCTTGTCAATATTGGCGCAGCCATTAACCTATACAGCACATTAGTGGGCGATGGAACGATTGCACCTGAATTGCTCGCTGGCTCCGATAAGGAAATCGACGCTTCTAAAGTAAAGACGCTGTTTGATAACCTCTCCGAAAATATCCCGGACGAATCGACCATTGAGAAAGTCGCCTCTTTCGCAGAGGGTGGCGGAAATGACCTCACGAATTTCTCGCTGGGATTGACTGCCCTTGGCGGTGCATTGAACTCCTACAAAGATAGCGTAGAGGGTCTCGATGGCGATGCTGACATCACTGCTGCCGAAAATGTTCTCGATAGCATTTCGCGCCTGAAGAACAAGCTCGCTAACGATGAGAAACAAGGAAAGTTCCTTGACTGGTGGAATGGCAAAGGAACGACACTGCAAGAATTTTCGGAAAACATCGTTCTGCTGGGCGGTGGCTTAAAGTCATTTAAGGACAGCGTCGCTGGAATTTCCGGAATCTCGGTTGACTCTGACGGCACTGAAAAGACAGTGGATGATGTCTCCAGTGCACTTTCCGTTGTGGATACGCTTGTCGAGATGGAAGACAAGCTAACTAAGAACGGTGGGGTTTTGCAATGGCTCAGCGGCTCGAAAGACTTTGGTGCGTTTGCAACCAGAATCAATCAGTTGGGCATTGGATTAAAAGCCTATTACGATTCCGTCAAAATGGTGGATTCGGGCACACTTGGGAGCTTAACTTCCCCAATTGAAGCTCTCGCAAGTATTGAAACAACGCTGGACGATAGCGGCGGCTTCCTTCAAATCATCATGGGTTCTTCCAACATCGGAACGCTGGGCGAAAATCTGAAGAACTTCGGTACTGGGTTCTTGGCGTTCTGCAAGACTATGCAGGAGGCAGATGAAGACGGTTTCAAGGTTAATCCGGAAGCTATCCAGAAGATGATTACGCTCTGCTTTGACCCGTTAGTTGGGCTTGAAGAGCGGATGTCTGCCATTCCGTCTTCGGGCTTCAATCTGGAAGACTTGATTGACCATCTTGGCGATAACAAAACTCGGTTGACAAATATCGTCGAGTTCTTTGACAGTGTAAAGACAAAGGACTTCACTGCTGCGGCTAAGGGATTCGTTGACAATGTGATTACGCCGTTGATTACGGTTGAAAGCAGTCTTAACAAAGTCGAGTCTGGGAAGTTCAGACTAAATGGGCTACTCGCAGACCTTGGCGAAAAGGGTGATATTCTATCGAACATCAACACGTTCTTCAGCACGATGAAAACAAACGAAACTGGTGAGCTAATGAAGAACTTCGTTGATAATGTGGTTACACCTTTAGTTACCGCAGAACAAACGCTTAGTACAGTAGCAATCGAGAATAATAAAAAGATGCGGATTGGCGACTTACTCTACGATTTAGGACATTGCAAAGATGAGATGACCAACTTCAACAACTTCATCAAGACTCTTTCTGACAATGGAACATCCACGGTCATGTCTGATTTCGTTGCAAATGTCATCGACCCACTTGCTGCCATCGAGGTAAAGCTCGCTGCAATCAAGCGAGATGACTTCAATCTTTCGGATTTGTTCGACCACATCGGCTCGATTGACTCCACAGCATCCATCGAGGCTCTTGCGACGCTTATCTCAAGCATGATTAATTCGGTCAACGAGCTTCATTATCAGTGGGTCGCTACGGGCGAGTATTCTATGAGCGGATTTGCGACGGGCATTAGAAACAAGCAGAGCCTTGTGACGTCAACTGCCATTGCAGTCGCTAAGAGCGCGTATCTGGCGGCTCAGCGAACGCTTAGGATTGGGTCACCGTCCAAGGCATTTGCCGAAGTTGGCATGTATAGCGACATGGGCTGGGCACAAGGCATAAATCGCTATGGGTATATGGTAGAAGCAAGTGTCGAAGACACGGCGGACAACACCCTGTTCTTGGCACACGACTTGATGTCTTCGCTGGCGTATCTGATGTCCGACATGGATTCTGCACCGACCATTCGTCCTGTCCTCGATACCACGGAAATTCAAAATGGTTTCGATACGATGGATGGCATGTTCGGGAATCGCAGTTTGAGTCTTGGCATCAACGAAGCATCCAGAACTGCCCGAAACATGGCAAGCTGGGTGAACGATGGCCATCAGGTAACTTTGCATACAGACAACAGCGACGTTGTGAACGCAATTAACGTTCTTTCGCAGAACTTCAATCAGCTCAGCGACGCTGTTTCCAATATGCAGATGGTGCTGGACACTAACACTGTTGTTGGTCGTCTCAGCCCCAAAATTGATAAACGGCTTGGCGTACTTGCAAGTCAACGCGGGAGGGGGAACTAAGTGTATCACTCAATCACCATAGGGGACAAAAACACATGGGATGATTGGCACTTAGTGCCTCTCTCCCGCCCCTTTTTTTCTCCGCCGATTCCGAAAACAAATTTTGTTGATATTCCGGGCGGTGACGGGTCTATTGACTTATCGACTGCACTTTCCGGGAGAACGGTCTACGAAAATCGAACGGGGACTATTGAGTTCATGATTGTGAATGGCTATAAAGAATGGTTCATCCTTTACAGTGAAATCATGAACTACCTTCAGGGAAGAAAACTTCGTGCTGTTCTCGAAGATGACCCCGGTTTCTATTATGAGGGTCGCTTCTGGCTGAAGACTTGGAAATCTGGCGAACATTATTCCAGCATTACGATGGAATACAACGTCAGTCCGTACAAGAGAAGTGTAAACACCAATGAAGATTGGATTTGGGATACTTTCAACTTTGAAAACGGCATCATCTACAGCTATACTAATTTGTCTATTGGCGATGGTCTAACCATCGAAGTTCCCGGAACGATCGCCGGCATGTCTGTGGACGTAACGTGTTCTGATGATGGTGTTGTGCTATCTATGAATGGGCTTGAATACACATTAGAACAAGGGCGGAACATTCTCTCGGATACTTCCTTATCTATCGGGATGAATACTCTTAGCTTTAGAGGAACAGGGACGATTACAATCAATAACGTCGGGAGGTCACTGTAAATGTTTAGCATCTATGTTGATGGTGAACTGCTATATCGACCCGATGGCGACATTGACTGCGCGGCCACAGACCCGGTTCTCAAACTTGAAATGGGCAAATCCGGTTCCTTGACTTTCGGGTTACCGGTCACGAATGCACTTTACGGGCGATTGCAGAAGCTGGTCTCCATCGTTCAGGTGTTCTACGACGAACAGGAAGTATTTGAAGGGCGTGTCCTCTCGCTTACAAGAGATTTCAACAACACACTTCAAGTCGAATGCGAAGGCGAACTCTCCTATTTGGTCGACTCTGTTCAGCGAAATGATGCGTTTACTGGTAAAACCACTGAACTGCTTGCCGAAATCATTGCTCGTCATAACGAAATGGTGGAGCCTTTCAAACAATTCAAAATGGGGAAAGTCACTGTCGAAGAGCGTGACATCACCATTGCAGGACAGTCTGATAAGACCACTGATGATGAAGGGAACTTCGATTATCGGCAAATCGAAATCAACTCCACCACAAGCGAATGGCGAGACACTCTGGACTACATTGAAACATGTCTAATCAATTACTGCGGTGGATATTTGCGGGCGCGTCGTGATGTCGCTGGCAACCTATATCTGGATTGGATTGCCAACTACTATGACCAGACAACGCAAACAATTGAGTTTGGTGTGAATATGCTCGACCTCGATGAAGAGGACGACGTGAATGATATTTTTACGATACTCATTCCACTCGGAACGAGCAATCTGACAATCGAAGAAGTCAACGATGGCAGCCCTATGCTGGTTGACGAAGAACGGGTTGCCAAATACGGCAGAATCATAAAAACGAAAACATTCGATAGTGTATCGAAACCAGAGACACTGAAAGAAAACGGCGAGCGATACTTACGCGAGAACGGCTTTCCAAAAGTTACACTGACAATCAATGCCGTAGATCTCCATCAGTATGATAAAAATGTCGAGATGATTCGGCTTGGTGACCGGGTGCATGTATTGTCCGCCCCGCATAGCATTGGCGATTATTTGATATGCACCGAGATTGAATACGATTTGGCAGACCCCGCAAATACAGAGTATACATTTGGGCAGCCTACGCAATCACTTACGCAGCGCTGGCGAAAAGACGCCCAAAAATCCGGCGGTGGTGGCGGTGGTGGCGCTGCAGAAGCGGCATCCGAAGAAGCACAACGGAAAATTTACGATGCATGGATTAATGTAGATTCTGAGGCAGGACATGTGACACTTGGCGCACTGGCAGATAAGGCTGACAGAACTGAAAAGACCATCACAGGCATGAAAGAATACCTGAACATGAAGGTCGGCATTGATGTGGATGCAAAAGACCCAGAAGCAGGGGTCGATATTAACATCTACACAATGCGGTCGGTTCTTGACGAGCACGATAAGACGCTGCTCGAACAGGGGACGTACATTAAACAAATCAACGATGATACTAAGTCAGCGATTGAGCAGACAACAGCATACGTTGACCAAGTTAATGCAGCTGTAGCGAATCACTACACTGAATTCACCCAGAAGTCGAGCGACATTGAATCGAGCCTCACATTGAAAGCCTCGTCCGATGAAGTACATGCCGTCGTTACAAAGACGGAAGAGCTTGGTAAAGAAGTTGTTGACCTTGATGCCAAAGTTGCATCGCTCGAAGTATCTGTCTCGGATAACGAATCGAAAATCACGGCACAGGCAGATACGATAACCCTCAAAGCCAACAAAACCTATGTTGATTCACAGATTACTGAAGTGAAAAAGCTCATTGCTGATGAGATTGAAGCCCGGAAAGCTGACCTTGATTGGGTCAATAGCATTCGAGTGAACAGCGCAACAATGAGCGTTGCAGTTCTTGACGTTAGAAACAGTTCTTCTCTTGGTGCAGCTTCTGCCGTGACTTTGGCGGTCAACAACGGTCTCAGTGCCGGAACCATGATAACAGCGCCCGCCATTGCCGCGTCCATGACAATGCGTGTCGGTGGAAAGAATGTGGCAACGGAAGATTGGGTAAACGAGCAAATCGCTGCTATCACAATTCCCGACATCAGCGGTGATATTTCAGTAGACAGCATTACTGCTGGCAGTGGAAGTTTTAGTTCGCTTACTCTCGGCGAAAACACTTTAGCCCGGAAAAGCCACACTGCGATAACAGGCATTAAGGGCATCGCAATCAAAACAACGACCGCCACATTGCGTTACACCAATGCGAATGGGGATGTCGCCAGTCAGAAAATCGTTACTGGTGTCACCATCAACCAAACAGGACTTACAAAATCGACAATCTACTACTACGGCTAAGCAGGAAGGAGGCACGGCCATGCACGAAAAAATTGACGAAATTTCTAAAACCGCGCGAACGATTCGGGACGTTTTGAATCTGGTAACAGTTAAGGGAGAGGATGATTGCGCTCGGATTGTCTACTGCTGTAACAAGTGCAACGAAATTGCTGAAAAGGCAGCAGCTCTTCCGAATGATAAATCAGAAGATGCAATCGAGGTGGTAACGAGTGATTAAGTTCTTTGAAAACCTTCTCTCTTCTTTGAAAACCACCATATATGGAAGAGAGATGCGTCAGCTGATTCATGATGCTTTCAAAGAAATCGGTGAAACGATGCTTACCCCAGCCGAAGTCGATTCTTCTACGTCCATTGGTATACTGCAACGCAACGGGACAGATATTTACCCCAAAACCGTCCCCGAAGCAATTATGGATGTTAGCGGGGAGAATGCAGGAAAATCACTTGTGTTTGGCGATGATGGGAAAGTACACCCAAGTGATACGGCTGGACTCACGCAGGAGGATAAAGAACTAATCCTGTCTCTTTTCGATAAGGCTTCCTATTTCACAGATGAAGCAGATGCTGTACTCACAAAACTACGCAACAAATGGACAGGAGGTTAATGAGATATGGCTTGGCATCTGTTTGCCGAAAACAATGTAAAGACAGATCCGCAAGGTTACAAAGAGTTTATGCTTGATAGCCCTGAAGACTTGACAAACGGAACAGAACCGCCGAACTCCGGATGCTTTGGGAGCATTTGTTTCACGCCGGGTTTCAAAGACATGTGGCAAAAAGCTCCGAGCGGAGAATGGGTCAAAATGGGGGTGGAAGATAATGCCTGATACATCCACAATCGGTGCCGTTTTGAACCTTTTCGGCGCTGGCAGAAATTCCGGAATCAAAGTACCGCTGACAACTGACAAAACTTTATCGCTTGCGGACAGGGCCGCTGATGCACAGAAGGTTGGCGAAGCACTGGATACGAAAGCGGATAAAGCCCGCGAGAATTTCCTTATTGGCAGAGCATCTGGTGCAGCGATTAGCGTTGATGATGCTTTTGCCGCGCCCATGCTTGGTTTGCATGTGTATGGTAAAAGCACACAGGACAGCACGCCGACACCGACCGTGCCCGTACCGATTACCAGTGCCGGCAGTGGCGGGACAGTAACCGTCCGCTTGACAGGAGAAAATCTGCTAAACCCGTCGCTCTTTCAAGATGGGCGATACCAGAATTTTGACGGCACTTCCGCTAATTACGCCATTGCCACCAACGACAATTACTGGATTACCGGGCTTCAGCCGTGCGTACCGGGAACGGCGTATCACGTCAATCGCGTCTTCGCCGGTGGATGCTTCTATGATGAAGCACGGCAGCCGCTTGGAGCAATCAGCGTCGGCGAGAGTTTCCGTACGCCTACCCGATGCGGCTATTTTTGTCTGAACTTTGAAAAGTCAGCTGTGGCATTCGGCGCGCAGGTTGCTGTTGCGCTGGGCGATGCAATTTATGCACCCTACGCCGAACAGACGCTGATGCTGCAAACGCAGAATGGTCTTCCCGGCATCCCGGTCGCATCCGGCGGCAACTACACGGATGAAAACGGGCAGCAGTGGGTCTGCGATGAGGTGGATTTGGCGCGCGGGGTATATGTGCAGCGAATCACCAAAATCAAGGTGACGTCGTCGCTTAGCTGGCAAACAACGGGAAATGCGGTTGACCGTTACTTTGCGTGGTTCAGCGGCATTTACACGTCTAACGTGCTCTGCACGCACTTTTCTACCACACTGGGTGCTGAAACAGTCGGTGGCGCGATTGCCAACCGAAACAACCTTGTTGGCTTTGCATACGGCGCAAAAGGGGCAACGACACTCGATGACTTCAAGGCGTTCCTCAATGCGAATGACGTGTACATCTGGGCGGCACTCGAATCCCCTGTTGAAACTGCTCTTTCATCCGCCGAAATCGCCGCGTACAAGGCGCTGATCACCTATGCCCCGACGACCGTCATCAGCGTGAGCGGCGGCGCTGGTATAACAGCAGTGTATCAACGTGATGCAAATATTGTAGTGAAAGCATTAGAAGACGCAATTGCGTCCATGACGACGCACTAAAGGAGGCATTTTTATGGCAATTAACAGCAAAGCTCGGCACGATCTGACTCTCCGTGCAATTAAACGCGAGATTTCTTCCGGTCGCGACGTGGCATTCTGGCTCGATAAGGCTTATGCACACCTTGATAACGGACTGTTTGGCGAGAACGACATCTCTGAAATTGAGACGCTCGCACAGGCATACTACGATTCACTGGATGCGGCGGACAAAAACAGCGAATTGGCTGACTCAACCGACGAGGGCAGAACAGGAACATGAGTAAAATTAAGGTTTCCGACCTTCTGTCGGAGCTCAACGTCATGCTGAAAGAGCACTGGAGCTACATCTGGGGTTCTGCTTCCAAGGGATGTGTAGACTGCTCTGGGGCTTTAGTCTATGTTTTCCGCAAGTACGGTCACAGCATCTATCATGGGTCGAACAGGATTGCGCGGGTCGAGGTGGACGAGCTGCTCCCAATCAGTCAGGCGAAACCCGGTATGGTGGCTTTCAAGGCGCGAAATCCGGGAGATGCCAAGTATGCTCTGCCGAGTGCCTACAAAAGCGGCGGAAAGAATTACAATGGGGACTTGCGAGACTTCTATCATGTCGGCGTCGTCGGTCAAAATGGTAAAGTGCTGAACGCGCAGAGTTCCTCGACTGGCTTCGTGGAGTCCCCCATCAAGACGTGGACGTGCGTTGGATACCTGAAGCAGGTGGATTATGGGGACATGCAGGAGGATAATATGACAAACGATTCTATTGATATTTGTGGCACAGCCGAAGTAATCGCTGAATCTGGCACTACGGTGCGGATGCGTTCAAAGCCGCTGAAGAATGCTCCAATCGTGGCGAATGTCAAAGTTGGAACACTGGTAAACCTTCTGGAAACCACTTCCGATTGGTGTCAGATTGAGGTGAACGGCAAGGTCGGATACATGATGAGCAAGTTCCTGAATAAACTCAATTCGGTGCAAGAGTCCGAACCTGACCTGAGTGATTTTATTGATATTCGGGCACTGGTCAACCGAGTCGAAAATCTCGAAGCTCGCGTAACCGTACTTGAAGGTGGTGTCGGCTGATGCCCGAATGGGTCAAAACACTCATCACTGTTCTCATAGCGGTGTTCGGTTCGTCCGGTTTCTGGGCATACGTCGCCAAGCGAAACGAAAAAAAAGACGTCAAAACGCAAATGCTCATCGGTCTCGCACATGACCGAATTTTGTTTCTGGGGATGCGATACGTTGAACGGGGATATATCACCCGTGATGAATATGAAAACCTCTATGAGTATTTGTATCAACCTTATGAAAAGATGGGCGGAAACGGCTCCGCCAAACGTGTGATGCAGGAAGTAAACAAGCTGCCGATTCATTCACAGCAAGTTGAGTATAAAAAGGAGGGGTCACCATGCACAAAGCGATGTTGAGTCAGCCCATGGGCGGCAAGACTCAGGAAGAAATCGTGGAAACCCGCGAACGTGCAATTCGTGCGCTTCAAGATAGGGGCTACAAAGTCGTCAACACCCTGTTTACGGATGAGTGGTACAGCAAGGAGTCCATGGAGGCGCGCGGCGTTGTGCAGATTCCGCTGTGTTTCCTTGCCAAGTCTCTGGAAAACATGAGTCTTTGTCATGCCGCTTATTTTTGTAGGGGTTGGGAACAGGCTCGCGGTTGTCGCATCGAACATGAAGCCGCAAAGAGCTACGGACTTGAAATCATTTATGAAGAATAATGAGGAATAAATTATGTTGAGCAATAAGGTTTACGACGTTCTGAAGTGGATTGCGATGTATCTTCTGCCTGCGCTGGGCACGCTGTATTTCGCTCTGGCAGGCATTTGGAACTTTCCCTACGGTGAAGAGGTGGTTGGCACAATTACCGCCGTAGACACGTTTCTGGGCGTGATTCTGGGCATCAGCACGGCACAGTATAATAAGACACTCGATGGTGAATAATTGAAAACGAGGGAAGCGCTAATTGCTTCAACAGCGCTTCCCTCAAAATTTTAGAGGAGACGTTGACAATGTCTGAGCTTCCGGAGTATATTAAAGACCTGATTGGGGAAACATTGATGCAGGTTACCGACAAACTGAACCTTGGCAACTCCATACCGAATCGTGATTCCTTGGAAAGCGAGGAATTTATGTCTAATACGATTCGACGGCATGTCCGAATCAACGGAACGACCGTATGGATTACAGCAAAGACCGAACAGGAGTACATGGAAAAAGTTGTCCGACTTAGCGGCGGGAATGTGATGCCCGTGAGTAAGCCCAAGCATCCGTTTGGCGAGTATGCGCTTACTTGGCTGAATGTGTTCTCGCGTCCAAACGTAGAGCGGGTTACATCAGTTAGTTACGAGCAGCAGCTTAAGAACTACATTCTCCCCGTCTTAGGTGAGATGAATCTGGAGGACATTACCCCTGCGGATGTGCAGAAAATCTTCAACAACATGGGTAAGCGCATGAAGCAGGAGTCCAAGAATAAAGTAAAAATCGTCCTAAATCAAATTTTCAAAATGGCGATGAACGATGATATTATTGCGAAGAATCCTCTGGAAGCCCCCTCTATCCGAATCAAGGGTGAGAAGTCAACCCCTACGGTACCATACAGTGTAAACGAAATGCGGTATATGGCGGAACACCTGATTGATATTCAGAGTGGCATGGATAGAGCATGGCTGGCTATCTCTATCTCACTTCCGCTGCGTCCCGAAGAGGTTTTGGGGTTGACGTGGGCTGATGTCGATGAAGTCAATGGGGTTTTCCATATTCGGAACACAGTCACGCATCCCGCTCGAAATGAGCCGGAGTTCAAGACATACACGAAGACCGCTGCGAGCATTCGAGACCTTGCTGTTTCAGAAGAACTCCTCAGCTGTCTGCCAGTTCGTGGAAAACTCAATGAATTCGTCATCGGCGGAAAGACTCCCCTTACCTACATGCAAGTCCGGCGGATGCGGGAGCGAATTCAGCGGGATATCCGGTTTGATGGTAGTATCACACCGAGGCGATTCCGGACAACAGTAGCAACGGATATTTCAGCACAGACCCATGACCTGAAACTCGTCCAGAAAATGTTGGGACATTCCTCACCGCAGATGACCCTGAAGCACTATGATAAAGGTCGCAGCACGACGGTCGATGCGACTGACGCAATCACTTCATGCTACGGATTAAAGCGAATGTGAGTTCTCGTCGTGCAGGCTTGGTGCAGAAGAATCCGCCTCAAACCCAGTAAAATCAAGGCTCTCCGGACTTGTTCGGTGTAGACTTGGTGCAGAAAAATAGGGATGAGGTCAGGAAAAAACGTTGAGACTGCAACGCGTTCTGCTTATAAATGCAAAATTCCGCCCCAAAACACGAAAAAAGCCCTGCAAAATGCAAGGCTTATGGAGCTGA